CCGGGGGAGAAAAGGGGATGCCGGGGCTTCTGGGCCAGAAACTCAGGCAGCGATGATGGACGAGCGACCTGATGCTGCTAATCCATGAACGACTGTCGCCTCCAGAACTGGGCTGTCATCGACTGGGCGAACGAAAGTCTCGTACTTGTAGGGGTTGTAAGTGACTGGGAGCATCGGCTCGTCAGTCGGCTCGGCCCATTCGCCACGAACGAACGCGTGGACATTCTTGCGTTGTTCGGCTAGGACTCGTTTCCGTCCTGATTCGCTGACAGCGAACGTGGCATTGACAAGGGTGAACTCGTCAACGTGGGCGATAACGCGACCACGATGCTCTCCCGAACGCGCGCGCACGCTGAACACCTTCTTGTGGAGGTTCCAGTAGACCTCCACCTTGGCCCCTACGGGAACCTCTCTGCTATTCGTCATCTTGTTCCTCATACTTGCTCACCGTGATGGTTCCGGTCCCGTCATGGTGGGATAGAACACCAACAAACTTGTCGTCTTCCACGTTGTATCGAAGAATCCAGTCGGTTCGTTCGGGAGTGATTGACCAGAGGAATTCTTGGGGGTTCTTCGCGTCGAACAGTCCGCCGATGGTTCCGTACCATACGGGGAAGCCTTCGATTCGGAACGTACCGGCAACGAACCAGTCGGTAAGAACAAACTGAAAGTCTTCCATCTGATCGTCCGAGCAGTAGCCGAAGCAAACTGTCGATTCGGTCTCCTCGCCTGTTTCTTCGTCAAGGATGAAGCAAGAGCATTGCGTGCTGATCTCATACATTGTTGTTGTTTCCATGAGTGTCTCCTTTGTCGGTTAGTGCGATAACGCACGAAGGTGAGCGTTGTGTGCGCTCACTCCTCGTCATGCTCATACTCAAACGGGCATCGGCCTGACGGTACTGGTGTCCATGCCGTCGATACGGTGTCGTCCCATGATCGGCCACAAGTGCCACACGTTGCTGCTCGTCGGTCTGAGACTGCTCGTACAAGTGCCGGACCTTTTAGTTCGATTACATCAGTCATAGTGTTCTCCTTTGTTTCGGTGTGTAATGAGTGTGACAGATGGGTGTGACAGTCACTAGCGATCTTGTTGGAGCATTGCGAGACATCGCTTACACACGATGGGATGTATTCGGTCGGAAAGTGGGGTCAGGATGATCGGCGGAACGGAGCGGTCAAGGACCATTGCCCGACAGACGGCAATCTCGTCTCCATCGACCGGAGAGACAGCGTGATACTTCCCCCCTGTTATCGGCGGGAAGAACGAGACTTGACTTTTTAGTTCGATTACATCGTTCATAGTGTTCTCCTTTGTTTGGTTCATATGAACAGTATGACAGGGGAGTGTGACAGTCACTATGCCGCACACTTCTGACAGAAGTAGAACGAATGGTGACCGTCATAGTCGCTGTAGCGGTCGATCACTACGGTGTCCATCGGGAAGTCACTCCCGCACCCTTCACACTCAAAGTGAGTATCCAAGTAATCCTCATGCTCTGGGTCGATCCAAGTGGAATCGCAATTCCCGCACACACAATTCTGAGTCAGTGTTTCCATAGTGTCTCCTTTTGTTTGAGAAGGTGAAGGGTGCCGAGGGTTACCAGTAGCGACTGTCTCGGCACGCCTTCTTGTTGGCGACCTTCTTACGGTCTGCGAACGTGGTGGCTCGCAACTTGCGACCTTCCCGTAGGGCAGCGACGTAATCCTCACGTTCGACCTTGCGGGCGACTGCGAGTAGGACTCCGATTGTTGTTTCTTTCTTGTTCTTCTTCTTGGCCATTGTGGCCCCCTTTCGTTGATAGAAGCATTATGACAGATGGGTGTGACAGTGACTCACCCCTTGTAATTCTTTTCGTCCAGTCGCTGATCGAAGAAGACCGTGACGATGACCTTCTTGGCGGGATCGACGCAGAGACACATCTCTCCGGCGACGACTCGCAACTGACCGGCAAACTTCTTGCTCTCGTACACCTTCTCCGGTTCGCGGAGAGCGCCGAGCAGAGCAGTCATGGTGAAGCCTCGCTGCTCCACACGCTCCCGTGCGTGCTTGGTGACTCGGTAATCTTCGGGGCGAAAGTTAGTTTCCATAGGTTGCTCCTTAGTTTCCCCGCTGGGCCGGTTGCCCCTCGGTTGATACAAACAAGTATGACATAGGTGTGAGACAGTCGTCAAGTCAAAGGTGAAGAAAGGGCCGAAGCCCTTCCCGTCACTCGCACGCCTTATCGAAGGCGAGACTGTAAGCAATGTCGTATTCGACATTGACTGGTCGGCTATTGAGACGAGCCTCAAACTTGGCCGACTCCATCAGGACCGCCCTAGCCTGATCCCATTCGGGAGCAAGGTAGTACCGGTCTCCGCAGGCGAAGGCGATACGGAGCAGAGCGCCACCAGTAACGATGGCTTGGTCGGACTGGGCCGGAGTGTTTACCGGCTTCACTACAAGTGTTGCTTCCATGTAGAAAAGTATGACATAGGTGTGAGACAGTCGTCAAGTTTATCTTCCACTTTCTTTTAGGCTGGCGACAAAGAAGAAGGCGGGTTAGAGTCGCCGCCATGAAAGACGAATCTCCCTACCGATGCCACTTTTGCGGAATCTTCATTGACCCGAACGCATCTGGCGTATTCCGACGAATCACGGGCTGGGCAGAAAACCGAAGAAGCGGGGGAACCAACAGCATCAGTCTCCCGACCCCACCAACCGGCTACGCCTGTAAACCGTGTATTGAGATCAGGCGAAGCAAACCGCACCTCGCCCCCCAGAACGAAACCCTGTTCTGACCCAGAAGCCCCGCAAGAAAGTGTTAGCGCATCCGCTAACAAACAACGGCGGGGCTTGCGGCGGACATGAAAAAACCCCCACCAACTTCTGGCAGGGGAATTCTCACAAACTTTGTGGTTTGTCAAGTGCTAACCGGAATTACGCCAGAAACTTCTTGGCGCAAACCGGACCAACACCCAACTCCACACTTGCGGGGTCTTCCAGCAAGGCGCAGCATCGGACGCAGAATCCGAATGCCTTGCCGAATACCTTCGCTTCGTCAAGCGTCATGAGGGTCTCAGCACTCGCATTGGTGAGTGGCTTACGACCGACGTACTGAAACTCGCGAGCGTGAGTGTCAAGCAACTCAGCGTAAAGCCGACCCGATGACTTGCTCTTGCGAATGCGGTACACGCTCTGACCGATGTAGTGAAGACCTTCGGGAATGTCATCGGTTTCGTCAGACTTCTCAATAACCGACTTGACTGCCTTCCTCTCAGCAAGGCTTGACTTCAGAGTGTCAATGTATTCGGAAGCACTCACCGTGCTCGGCTCGGTTTCTTCGAACGCGAGCATTGCTTCGGGAGCATTATCCGAATCCAGACTGCGGAGAAGCGAATAAATGAAAGTCAATTGCTTCTCGCTTGCTGGTTTTGTGGTTTTTGTTTTTGTAATCATGGTCACCTCCGTTTGGTTTGTCTAAACAGTATGACATAAGGGTGCGACAGTCGTCAAGTCAAACTACAAACTTTTTTGGGAGCGTCTACCAACGATCTCCCGAATCCACTCGCGAGCACAATCCCGACAAATCGGAAAACCATCCAACGTCGAAACCGGAACCGAAACGTATCCGCCGCAGCCAGCGCAATAAGCCCGACCCTCGGAGTCCCGCTCAAAGTCAGGGCCGCTTGTAAAGCGGCTTTCATGCCGGGGCTTCTGACGATCAGTCATCAGCGTAAACACCCTTCTCAATCCGTCGAAGGCGAGCCTTCATGTTCTTGATCGCCCGATGATCCGAAAGGGTAAGACCAATAGTGATCTTGGTATTCGTCTCCGGCCAAATTAGGACAATGTGTCTTTTCGACCTGATCTCTTGCCAGCCACGAGAAATGGCTTCCTCTAGCAAGACTCGGACTTCTTTGTTTCGTCCGTTAGACATGACACGCCCCCTTACGCAACTCCCACAAGAGGGCAACCTTTTGATGAAATGCTTTGACTCGCGCAGGGTCGGGCGGACCATCTGGCCAGCCCAACACCTGCTGTTCGATCCTCGTGATCTGGGAATAAGACAAACCGAACTTCTTACTTGTCTCCTCTAGTCCACGACAAACTCCATCGGTTAGCCCGCGTCGCCAGTAGACGACTTCACGGGCATACTCCATGGCGGGGTGATTATGAGTAAGCGACATTAGGGTTTTCCTCTGGCCAGTCGAATGACTGTTCAGCCCATTCGTAGTCGTCATCGAACTGATCGTCGCTATACCCAGTCCAGTCGTCTCCGTAATGCCACTTGTACGGGTTGTACCGATCTTTCAACTCGTCGGTTTCTAACTTCAGCATCACGTCCCAGACATCGTGGTAAATGCCTGCTCGGTTTTTGTCGTGCTTGGCAACTTCGCTTTTGAAATTCCCGTAGGAAACGGACATTGCTGCGTTGTATGCGATGTCTCCGGCTGTTTCTTTGTCAACGTGGACTCGGAACGGGTAGTCAGCCTTTGGCATGACTAGCATCTCGCCAAGAAACTCTGGGTCAACGTATTGCTCTAGGGCTTTGATGTCTTCGGAGCGTCTGGCTCGGATAAAGACTTTGTAATCATCGTTTCGGTCTTCCACTACGGAGTAGAAGCCTGTTGGTGTGAAAATCCACATGGGGCATCACGGTCCTTTCTGGTTATGTGTAAATAGAAATAGGCTGGAACAACTCCAGCAAGATTAGAATAGCAGGTTGGGGCTTCGGTGTCAAGTGACGATAATCCGAAGCCCCGCCCTCCCCTTTAGTCCACTCGCTTGATAAGAACCACTTCGTGCAACTGCCGTAAGTGTCCGAGCGTGTCTTCGTAGTCAAGCCTCCAGCCCAACGCCCAACTCAACTGCTCTTTCGCAATGTCTTCTGGGTCTTGATCTGGCTCAACGTCAACGGTTGTTGTAAGTCGGAAGTAATCCCCGACAAACGTAACGTCGTATGTTGTTGCTGTTTCTGATGTCACTGACATGATTCCTCCTCTCAGTACCAACAGTCGGTTCCGTTAGCCTCGGCAGCAACCCAACGGAGCCACCATGCTGCGTACTCGCAGTCGTCCTTGTATTTAGTGTTGACAACGTGGCCATATTCCAAATAATCCTTGTCCTCAGGATTGTCGTCCCAAGTGACTTCTTTCATTCCTGATTCGATTACTTCAGCGAGGGTTTTACACTCACTAGCACTCTTGTGTGTGCCATCAGCGTTCGATCCGTAGAACGACAATCCGTCAGTCTCGTCATAGAAGCCGAGAACGTCTTCCAGCAAATGGTTGCCGTACTTGCCGCGATACCAGCAGTCGGTTCCGAATATTCCGGTGACGTGTCCGTTCTGCGGACGATCTTCAGCGTTTTGCCACGGACACCCTCCGGCTTCTTGCGTTGCCTTACAGTCGATTTGTCCGGTGACCATTACTGCCGTTTTTTTGTTGACGCACGGGTATTCGTGCGGAATGTTATCTAGTCCCATGTGTTCCTCCTTAGTAGTAATAAAGACGTTCGCCGTCTTTGTTTCTTTCGCCACTTACCGTTGCCTCAACCTCATCGGTGAGGTCGTCACTAAGTGACCAAGCAATGCTTGTTTCCATTGCTTTTGCTTCTGCTTCGGCTGCGTTGTCTGCTTCCACTTCGATGACGGTGGCAAGCGTTTGGTAGACATCGACAAAGTATTTAGTCATGTGTTTCTCCTGTTCGGCTTCTTGATATGAACAGTATGACAGATCATTACTGCTATGTCAAGTCAATAGTTATAGTGGGGGGGATTGCTCCCCCTCACATTCTCTTTGCGAAGTAGTGATCCATCGAACCGTAGAGCGTGTGAATGCTCATGCCTTCGGGGGCTTCCATTCGATGGAAGCGATCCATTGACGCTTCGATTTCTTCGGTCGGGGTTTCATCTTCATCGTCAAGGACGAGGACGTAGCACTCGGCTGCGTCAATGATGGTTCCGGTTCCGGGGTGACAGATAAGTACGGCCATATTGGTTCTCCTTGTTCGGTTGATATGAACAGTATGACATAGTTGGAAAGACTTGTCAAGTCTTTCTATTCGTGGGCGATATCGAAAGCCAGCCCGTAAGCGATCTCGTACTCGGTCGCAACCGTGCGCCCGTTGTAAGCAGCCTCAAACTTGGCTGACTCCCTAAGAAGAGCCTTAGCCGCTTCGTACTCAGGACGCTCGTAATATTCCTCGTAGACGAAAGCCTTAGAGAAAAGTCGTCCGGCTTCACGGACTGCTTGGTCTGACTGGGCCGGAGTGGTTACCGACTTGGGTACAGGTGTTGCTTCCATGTAGATAAGTATGCCATTAGAATAAACAGATGTCAAGTCTTGTTTGTGTGAAATCCGTCACACCAGAATCCGTCAAGGGGCTTGTCAAATAAACCGAGAGCATCTAAGATAATCCAAATGCGCCGCCAAACAGAGAACCAACTCCTACTCAGCGACAATCATCTCGTAGCAGACTTCCCATACGACCCAGAGCAAGTGCGAGAGATCAAAACGATAAGCGGGGCTTCGTGGGACAAAGTAGCCAGAGTCTGGCGAATCCCAATGACCTCAATCGAAGAAGCCAGAAAGTTCGCTCAAAGGAACAACTTCTGGATCGACCCAGAAGTCCTGAAGTTCACACTCCCAGAAACCAAAACTCTTGGCGAATCCAGAGTCACACTCAGCGACGACCATCTCCAAATCTCTTTCCCATACGACTCCGTAAAAATCGAAGCAATCAAACGCATCTCTGGCTCCAACTTCAGCAAACGCCGCCGCCTCTGGGTTGCGCCACTCACCGTCGCAGCCGAAATCATTGAGTTTGCCAGCAGGTTCGACCTCCTCGTTGATCCAGAAGTAATCCAATACCAACATCGAACTTCAGTTGCCGAGTCCGCCCTCATCGACCTGTCTTCCGCCGTTGATGCCGAGATCGACCTGCCAAACGTGGGCGGGACTCTCAGGCCCTACCAGAAGGCGGGGATTGCTTACGCTCTGGAAGCCAGAAACTGTTTCATCGCAGACGAAATGGGAACCGGCAAAACAATCCAATCTCTTGTTGCTTTGGAAACTGCAAATGCTTTCCCAGTCGTCATCGTTTGCCCACCAACATTGACGTTGAACTGGAAAGTCGAAGCAGAGAAATGGCTTCCAACCAGAACTGTCGCTGTTGTTTCTAACCGGAAAGACTTCCCAGAACCAGCCGACATCACCGTAGTCGGGTGGTCAAACATTCATACATGGGTTGAAAAACTCTCTGGCTCAACAAGTTATGTGTTTGATGAGTCCCATTACGCCAAAAACCCAGATGCTCAACGAACCAAAGCCGCAGTCAAGATGGCGAAATCGCGCGCCGAGAACGGACTCGTCCTCTGCTTGACAGGCACACCAATCACAAATCGCCCAGCCGAATACGCACCACAACTCGAAATCCTTGGAAAACTTTCAGACTTCGGCGGCAAATGGGGATTCTACAAACGCTACTGCGGGGCTTTCCGAGACCGCTGGGGTGTCTGGCACACCGATGGGGCAGCAAATCTGGAAGAACTGAACGACAAACTCAGGTCTTCGTGTTACATCAGGAGAACCAAAGATCAAGTTCTGGCTGATCTCCCACCAATGCTTCATAACCGAGTCCTCATAACACCAGACGAGAAAGTTATGAAGGAATACCGTAAGGCCGAAGCCGACATTGTGAAATACATGGCTGATCGTGCTGCTGAAATCGCAAAAGAACTGGGAACTTCACCGAAGTCAGCGGCAGTTATCGCCAAACTTAAAGCCGAAGCAAATGAACATCTTGTTCGCATCTCGGCACTCCGAAGACTTGCGGCAATGGCAAAAATGAAAGCCGTTGATGAATGGACGGAAACTTTGCTTGACTCTGGGGTCAAGATCGTGTTAGCCGCACATCACCGTGATGTCGTTGATTCTCTGGCTAATAAATACGGCGGACTGAAGATTCAGGGCGGAATGTTGGTGTCCGAAGTCGAAGACCACAAGTCCCGGTTCATGAATAATCCCGACGCACGAGTGATTACTCTTTCAATCCAAGCAGCAAAGACTGGGCACACATTGACAGCCGCACAAGACATTGCGTTCGTGGAACTTCCGTTCACTCCAGCCGACCTTGATCAAACAGCCGCTCGTTGTCACCGGATCGGGCAATCTGGTGTTGTAACCAGTCATTACATTCTTGCCGCTGGCACCATTGACGAGAAATTGTATGAACTCATCGAACGTAAACGTTCTATTGTCGATGCTGCAACCGAAGGCACGATGCTTGATGATTCGTTGATGTCGGTTGGAACTCAACTTGTTGCTGAGTACGCGCAAATGAGCGTTAGCGACTAACGCCGACGCTTCTTCTTCTTGATCTCTTTCTGCCAGTCCATCCGAGGAACTAACTCTGGATGTTGCAGTGCGCGATGTGTGTAATACGAGCGAGTGCCCGTGTCCTTACCGCAGACTTCACATACGGTCGGGAACTCTTTCGACTCTGAAGGTGGTGTGGATTGTTCGTCCATTACCACCGTTCCTTGATGAATTCGTGGGTTTCTTCCGTGACATCGCTCTGGTAGAACGGGTCAAGTGGGGTTCCGTTGATCTGGTGAGCCAACTCCGACCGGTAAACGCTGAGCATATTGCCCCAGACTTGTCCGTATCTCATGTTTCGGTTCTTCTGGAACTCGTTAGTAACGAGACCGAGGAAGTCGTCGTAAGTCATCGACTTTTTTCTTGTCCGAGTCCGACGATGAACTTGGCTCCGATGAATCCGAAGAGTAAGCCCAAGGGGGTTGCGGCGATGTATGTGATGATTGCTCTAACCATGATGTTCTCCTTTCGGTTGATATAGATAGTAAAGCACACTCAAACTTATATGTCAAGTAATTCCGATGAATTTATTTCACGCAAGTTTGTTACGCCATACGAGTGACAGTCAACCGTCCAAACCACACGTTGCACACCAAACTCAATCAAAGCCCGCTCGCAACGACGACATGGACGAGCAAGTCCAACAGAACCAGTCCGAAGCAGCCGAGCGACGTACATCGTTCCTCCTCGTTTCTGGGAGCACTTCTTCAGGACTGCCATTTCTGCGTGGGTGGAACAGTCTTCCCACGGGAGGCCCGGAAGCCCCGCTGGGTTGCGAACGATGTTTGGGGATGCGCCTTGAACTCTTCCGCCTTTTACTAGCACTGCGCCCATGGGCCAGCGTGCGTAGCGGGACTTTGCGGCTTGGTTGCGCGCAAGGCTAAGGAATTTATCGTGTCTCACTTGACTTCTTCACTTGTATGTGTTACTTTAGATGAATGCCGGAGGGCGTACCGTTTACTATTATCTAGCGGAAGCAGGAATGCAAACCTTTCCTCTTCCATTCTTGGGCATTGGGGTAAGTTCGAACCCTGTGACAAAGTTCACAGCACAAGAAGTTGACAAACCCCACCGATTCAGTTAGAGTATATTCATACAAACAACAAGGGAGGCCGACATGGCATCAATTACCGCTCACATCGACATTCAGGTTTTCGCAGCAAACATCATGTTCTACATACTTATCCTGCCCGTATCGGTTTATGTCATTTACAAGGCCGTGCAAACACTTGTGAATGACTTCCGATACAAGGAAGGTCTGTTCGCTAAGGATGATGTGGAGGGGGACTGGCTCTAAGCCAGCCTCCATCCAACTTTCTTGGTTTGACTAAACCGAAGAGAACGTCTATACTTTTAGACGACGTTAGTTTTATCCGCCAATACAAAGGAGAAATGAAATGGACGGACTTGAGAAGAACGACGCAACAGGAGCGTCATTTGCATATCGCGCCGAAGGTGGCGCACCGTGGCACCGACTCGGTAAGGCTATGAACGGCTACCAGAACGCCGATGCCATGCTTGAAGCGGCTTTCGCCAATTACGAGGTGACTCTGAATCCCGTGTTCGTGCAGTCGCCAGAAGGTGAGTTGGTTCCGATTGAGGGCCAGTTCGCAACCGCTCGCACCAATCCACACACTGGTGAGTATCAGGCTCTCGGCACCGTGCGAGGCCGCTACACCGTTGTCCAGAACAGCGAAGCACTGGAACGTGCACTCGCAGTTGTTGGGGCTTCCAGCGGAGATGCAGTAATCGACACTGCCGGAGTTCTTTTCGACGGTCGTCGGTTCTTCGCATCCATCGACTTGGGAACGCTCGTGATTGATCCGGGTGGTGCCGCCGACAAGATCGGTCGCTTCCTCCTCGTTCAGACGAGCCATGACGGATCGGTTCCGTTGACGTATGCGAACACCGATGTGCGTGCAGTGTGTAACAACACCGTGACTCTCGGCATCCGTACTGCTCAACGTGTTTTCAAGGCGAAGCACACTCCGAATGTGGAGAACCGCATGGAAGAAGCAGTTCAGGTGCTGAATTTGTCCACCGAGTGGGCGAAGGAATTCCAGAAGATGGCAAACGAGATGCTCAGCATTCCGATGTCCGCAGGCCGGTTCGACCGAGTTATCGACTCAGTTATGCCAGATTCTGAGGCCGACACCGAGAAGAAGCGTGCCAACCGAGATGATGCAGTTGCTTTCATCAAGGGGATTTACGCCGGTCCGAAGAATGTCGGCAAAGTCGGTGAGAATGGTTGGGCCGCATGGAACGCAATCGTGGAGTATTACGACCACTTCCGTCCGGCGAAGACCGAAGAAGAACGTGCACTGACTTCGATGGACGACAGCAGTTGGGTCACCCGTAAGAAGTTGCTTGCTCAAGAGAAGGTTCTGTCCCTCGCATAAGCGAGGGGCAACCTTCACCTTGACTTCCCGATGGGGGAAGTGATATACTTATACCACCGAATAGAGGAGTCCTATGACCATTTTCTTTACATCAGACAATCATTTCAATCACGACGGAATCATCCCCCGACAGCCGAGGCCGTTCAGGGACTTGAACGACATGAACGCCGGGATGATCCGACTGTGGAACGAAACCGTTGGACCCGACGACACCGTGTACGTCCTTGGCGATTTCGCCTACGACCGTGACTACGGATGGAGCGTCGAAGACATATTCCACTCGCTCAATGGCCACAAGCATTTGATTCAAGGCAATCACGACGAGCATGAACAACACGCAAAGGTGCTTGACTTGCCGTGGGAGAGCCAGCAAACCCTGACATCCATCCACGTCGATGGGACTTGGTTCACTCTCTGTCACTATGCGATGGAGACATGGCGAGGCTCATCGGGTGGAACGATCATGCTCCATGGTCATAGCCACGGATCAATGAACCGAACGATCCCGTATCGTTTCGACGTTGGTGTTGACGTTTGGGATTACCGACCCGTTCCTGCTCAGGTTTTCATCGACTTGGCTGCTGGGCAAACATTTGAACCGCAGGATATGCATGGCGCACCCGGCTACTACGGAAAAAGTTACGAGTGATGCCGTTTTTTGAGGACCGGGACTACCCAGACGAACCGAGGATTGACGCAAGAACACACATTTGTCAAGTGGAAGATTTGGATTATTCTCAAGTTGATCACGGACGAATTTCTTGCACTGCTTGCTTTCGGGTCTGGAACTTTGTAACCAAGTGGCCGAAAGGCTGGTGGCCAAGCCCATGTCCGAAGTGCGGAATACCCGCCGAACGATGTTTCCACTACGGAAAAAGGAAATACACTAAGTCTTATGAGAGTTGAAGTTTGGATCAGCAACGATATGTTCCGATTCAAGGGCACCGATGTCACCGACTATGCCCGAAGCCTTCGTTTCATTTACGAGGACAAAGTTTCGGAAACACCGAAGGCCGCTGCTGAAAGACTTTGGAAAGTGACCAACGGAGTCAAGTCGCTCCTTGATCCAGATGAACTGCAACTCCGAAACGACTGGGACAGCCAGATTGGTGGCTTCACTTTCGGCATGGGGGATGCAATCTTCGCTGAAGGTCAAGTCATCGAATGCGCTCGTGGCGAATTTGTCAAGGGCGAAACCAAAGATGGTCGTCCGTACATCGGAATTCAACCCAAGTAAGCAAGAAGCCCCGACCACAGCGGATCGGGGCTTCTCGTCATTCTGGGAGGAATGAATTCTTAGGCAAGAAGTGCGTCCCAAGTACGAGGACCACAGATGCCATCAGCAGCCAGACCACGGCTTGACTGGAATGCCCGAAGTGCACGATCCGTAGCCGGACCGAAGACTCCATCTCCAACGAGGCGGAATCCTTTTGCGTTCAGACTAAGTTGCATGATCTTCACCGCACCACCTGTGCTTCCTTGACGAAGCACCTGACTGCGAGCATCGTTGAGTGCAGCAAAGAACTCATTTGCTGGGTTGACTTCCTGAACTGCGGGCAGGTTGCTGAGGAACACGAACAAGTCGTGAGTTGCTTGTTCGGTTGCTGGTCCCCAGATGCCATCGGCTCCGATTCTCAGATTCTGTTGCCAGACTGCAACTGCGGCTTGGGTTTTAGGACCGTAAGAACCGTCTTGGGTTACACCAACGATTCCTTGAATCTGGCGAACTTTGTCTCCAGTTGAACCCGGACCCCAGACTGCTTGCGGCGGGATTGGTGTTGGTTCTGTTGGGGTTGGCGGGGCTACCGGGGCGACCCCTGCGTGTCGTTCAATTGCTTGAAGGAGGAGTGAGTCGAATATCCAACGATCAGGGCGACGACTCCATGCGTCTGAACGATCTGCTGGCTGAACATCACCGTGATGTGCAAGTCCGGGTCGATCTTTGACTTCTTCACCGATGAAGTTTGAAGCCGAAGCGATGTCGATGTTGTTCCGTCGCCAGAACGCAACGATTTCACGAGCCATGTTGTCGATCTCGGTGTGAGTTTCTGGGATGTCTGGGTTGAGGTCAGCGGAACGTGCGGCAATGGCGATCATCCAGCACCGACTGTTGTAGCCCGAAGCAGCAACTCCGAAGGCCACATGGTCATCTGGCATGAGATGCACTGCGGCATTGGGTTCTGAATCGACTATGACGTGGTAACTGCCCGCATCCTGCCTGCGCGAAATGAAGGCCGCTGTGTTCTCTGCTGAGGTGTATCCGCCAGAACCTTCAGTTGTGTGGATAACCACACCACCAGAGATGCCGTTTTGGCGTGACGGCCAGAACTGTCGGCTTGCGGGGGGATTGTCAAGAAGGTAATAGCCCATTAGGACTCCTTTTGTTTTAACCGATGTTGGTTTGTTTGTATCACTACTGGGGGAGGTTGACTGTGCACGAGATCGTGTTTCCGTCAACCCCGATCACTTCAAGGGTCATGGACTCCAGCAGGATGTCTGTTAATTCTGCCACTACGTCCCGCTCGTCGTCAGTTATCTCTCCGTCTTCCGACATGAGGTCAAGTAGAACGAGGCCGATGTGGTCCCTGATTTGAAGAAGTGCATCAGAATTTGTTGACATGGTTGCATCCTATCCGATATGGGTCTATGATCTTTGCACCCCAGTCAAGGGGTTACTACAAGTATGTGGGTAAAACCCACCCAAGAGAGAGAAGTATTATGAATAACGCTCAGGTAACCATCGTTGGCAACGTCGTTGCCGACCCAGAGTTGAAGTTCCTGACTAACGGTAGCGCAAAACTGGGATTCTCAGTTGCGTGTGACCGATCATGGAAGAAGGGCGACGACTGGGAAACCCAGACTTCGTTCTTCAACGTCATTGCATGGCGTGATGTGGCAGAAAATGCAGCCGATGTCATTGCAAAAGGACTTCGTGTTGTTGTTAGTGGGCGACTTGAACAGCGTTCGTGGGAAACCCCAGAGGGTGAAAAGCGATACGCAATCGAAGTTGTTGCAGACGATGTAGCAGTTTCTGTCAAGCACGTCGAAGGAATCACTCGTCGTCAGCGCAGCGAAGGCAAGGGTCAAACCCGACGCAAGGGCGACGGTCGTGAATCCATTCCGGGCTATGTGGACTTGGATAAGGAAATGGCCAAGTCAATGGCTAAGCCGGAACGAGTCGTTCCCGAAGAAGAGGCTTGGTGACATCGGGACTTCGGGGACGGGGCGGAAACAAACCGTCCCCGAACAACCAAAGGAGTGAAAGATGACAGCACAAGAATTAATTGACTCCTTGCCGGAAGGTTTGAGGGGAACTCTTCAGATTCATATGTTTGACCGAGAGATGGTTCCGACCGTTGGGTTCCCAGAACTCCGTCAGGTCGCAGTTCATGTTTATCTTGGTGGGACGATCACTCGTGCCGTGCTTGCAGAGGCCGAAGCGAAACTTCCTGCATGGCTTGAACGACAAGAACTTGCTCAGGCCCGACAGGGTGGAATCATCGAAGCGATCTTTGAGAAGTATCCGCTTGATGACCCAGAGAACGTTCCAGATTGGCCGTGGCTTCCATGGGGGCCGCTGATCCGAGAGGACTGGTCTGATGAACTCACAGATTCGCTTGACGCAGCCGAAGCGTATCTCCAAGATTGAAGTCGTAGATGAGTGGAGGCCGATTGATGTGGTTTTCATCATCCTCGTAACTGCTATTAGTTTTATGTTTGGGTATTGCTTCTTCAATCTGATAGCGAGACTCAGTGGGCGAACGTCATAAGGCTCCGAGGAGTGAAGTTGTTTCCGTGCGTCGAATCGGTTCGTATGGAACGACATTCTGGGAGCATCAACTTGATTGTGGTCATGTGGAGCGGAGGAAGCGTCAGTCTCCGAAGTCCCGTATCGGCTGTAAAACCTGCAAGCAGAACGAGAGTCTTCTGGTCAACATCCTCAAGAACGAGGAGGAGCCGGGTGACTCAATTGCGGTGGAGTTGGAGGTGATTCGGTTGACTGCTGGGATTGCCGCAGCACTTGGTGTTCCGCAGGAGGCCGTAACCGTAAGCGTCAGTGCCGATTCGGGTAAGCCGAGGGTTGCTGGGGCGATGGTTTGGTTGCATCTTCAGGCCGCAAAAAATGTTGCGTTGCGACTTGACAAAACTCAAGACTTTGATAGTGTTACCGAAATCTTCTAATAACTAACTACCAACACATACAAGGAAACAAATGAACAGCACCGAACGTCTTACCCGCAATGACCAAATCGTCACCGATCACAATGACGGACTCCGAAACACGGAAATTGCACAAAAGTATGGAGTCTCAGTAGCGACAATTATGAGTGTCGTCCGAGAAGCACGAGACAAGGGACAAGTAACCCGTCCCATCCGAAGTCGATCAAAGCAACACGCCGAACAAACCGCTCAGCGAACAGCACGGATCATTGAGATGTACCAGTCAAAGATGTCGATGGCCGAAGTTGGGGAAAAGTTTGGAATTTCCCGTGAACGAGTCCGGCAAGTCCTCAAAGAAAACGGAGTCGAATCCCGAAGCATCGGGTCGTACCACACCAGCAAATACAACGACTGGGCCGTCACAAACGGAGATGCAATCAACGCCAAGTTCGATGAACTCCGGTCCATCAACAAGGTTGTCGAAGCAATGCCAGAATTCTCAGAGAGTTGGATTCGCAAATTCCTCTCACCACGAAAGAATGAAACAATCCACTCAGCAAAGTTCCATCGCTTCTGGACAAACGAACGAATCGTTGAAGTCCTCCGCATGGCAGCAAGTCATGACCATCGACTCACCGTCAAGATGTATAACGACTGGCGAGAAAGCGGTGTGACTTACGAAGGACGCACACCACCCACTTACACATTGATCATTTGGCGATTCGGTTCATGGCGCAAGGGAATTGAGACTGCGGGGCTTCTGAGCACCCGCACAACGAAGCGTATTTACCGACGCTCATGGTCTTCCGAAGATGTCCTCAATTCCGTTCGCTCATACGTCAAACAGTCACTTGACAACGAATCAAGGCCGACGTTCGCTGGTTACGAGGCTTGGGCAAAAGCATCCCGTGGAGAACATCCGAGTGGCTCATACCTCCGTTGGTCAACCGGAAAAGGCTGGGCTGGGTTGCTCCGTGAGGCGACTTCGTGATTCCCACTGCTGGGAATGTTCTTTACCCACATGAAGCCAAATGGCTGAAAGCCTGCGATGTCCTTGCACCGATCTTTTCGACCTGTGCAAAACGTCAATACTTCGCCGTAGTGCTTGCACCAAATAAGCGAGTTGCTGGTGTTGGATACAACGGGTCTCCACCCGGAATGGCCCACTGTGTCGATGGTGCCTGTCCTCGGCTGCACGAGGGTGCTGCAAACGGGTCGAACTACGACTCATGCATCTCTCAGCACGCTGAGGCGGGCGCACTCCTCTGGTCGGATCAGTCGCTCCGTCAGGGTGGAACGCTCATCGTCAACGGACCCCCATGCATGGGATGCGCCAAGTTGATTGCTTCATCAGGGGTGTCTCGGCTGGCGTGCTATTCGGATTCCTCGTATCAGGACTGGAACTCTGTGTCAGACTTCTTGGTCTCTGGGGGAATTACTGTTGTTGAAAGGGCAAGGCCGTGACTGAAGAAGAACTTGATGAGATGATCCGTGTCGTAAGACAGGATGCTGGTTTAATCAAAGTCTTCGTGAAGGACGAAGGGGTTCACACTGATCTCCGTCCAATCCTGATCGAACAAATGAAAGAGCACAAGCGGGTGATTGCTGAACTCGCAGAGTCCCGTAAAGAGGCGAAAGACCTCAACGAACGACTTACCCGTGTTGCCAACAGGGACTGGTGATTAGATGAATGCCGAGTCGGTATGGACGTGGGTTCTGTTTGGGTTTGAACTCATGGGGATCACTGGGATGTGGTTCATTGGCCGCAAACTTTGGTGGGGATGGGCAATCGTGCTCACTCACTCCATCCCTTGGTTTATTTATTCGGTGATTTACGACAAGCCGGGGTTCATTGCGATGTCGTTCATGTGGTGGTCAATGAACTTCTTCAACATGGTGAAGTGGCGTAAAGAAGAACGATCAACTGCCGCAGACCCAAGTGACTTCGGTAGTCAAAGTCGCTAATTCAGACAAACTGATCTGGGTGTTTGGGAGTGGAAACTGGGATTCGACTGTTGGTTCCGATCCATCAACGCAGGGCATTCCGCCCGGTATGCGATTCCCGTTTTCGTCGTAACCCCAGAACAATCTGAGGAGTGGGCTGCATCCCCAGAAGTCCCGTGGTCCTGCTTTGGACAACTGGTTCTGTGTCATGCCGGTGTAGTCGGGGAAGGGGTGCACCTGATCACATCCGTCGATCAGGTCGATGATGTCTCCGGTCGCTTCGTCAATTGCTGTGGTTTGCTGACTGATGATGGTGCTAGTCGTGCTGCTGGTACTTGTCGAACTCGTACTGCTGCTGGTCGAACTGGTTGTTTCGCTGACTGATGTGATCGTGTTGGTGTCGATTGGTTCTTGCGCTTGAACGCCAACAGTCGCCACCCATGTGAGAGTGACGACTGTGAGTGCGCCAAGCCCGAAGGCTATTGCGTTCTTCATTGTTTATCTGCTACGAACTTCCGTCCGGCGACGACACCATTGGCGATGATCTTGCTGAACTGGTTCATCTTGGCTCCGACTTCCTTCATCGAATCGTCTTCGTTGGGAGCGAATCCCATGACGAACTTTTCGGAGTAGACGACAATGATGACTTTCTCATCGAATGTCGGGATGACGATAGGGCCGTCTCCGTCGATGGTCGATGCCGGTGCTGTCATGACGACGATCTCTGTTCCGTCATGGGCGTATGCCTGTGCCATGACGTTGGGGTCTTCGTTCTTTTCGAACTCTACTTTCATGATTTCCTCACTTCCATGGTGGGCGACTGGTGTCGGGAACCTTGACGAATAGTGGGCGCTGTGGTCCGCAGACCTTGTTACCCATCGTCTCGCAGTCCCAACAGGGCTGATCCTCTTCGCATCTCTCAGCGGTCTTGTCGTTTCCGATGTTGGAGCATCCGGTGAGGACGAGGGCTGTGGTGAGTGCGATGGCTGTGATGATCTTCTTCATAGTTGCTCCTTATGGTTGCGCCTCTGTGGCGATGAAGTAACTATACCGTATCTGGAAATTCGTGTCAAGTCATTTCGAAGATTTCTTCAGACCCGTCCATGATCTCTGCTTCAACCGCTCTGGACAGAACCGCACGTCGTCCATCGCGAAGACATCCGTCGCAACGATCTCCGATGTACCCATTCGAACAGTTGTTGTCACGATGAGGACATGGTTCGACTGGGGCAATGATGATCTGGTTTGTGGTGGTCACGTCTTCCTCCTGTTACTGCTGTCTGGTTGGATGCTGCATTACCGCATTACTGCATTGCGGGACTGTCGGCGGATCAGGCTTTCTTCGCTGCCTGTCGCTCGGCCTTGATGTCACGAATCTCGTACTTACCCCGACCCGACTTCACGAACGTGCCAATGTTCTCGTTGATGAACTTGATGGCTGTCGCATACGAAACACCACCCGCATCTGCAACTTCCTGCGGAGTGACGACCTCACCGATGTGATCACCAGCCCACTCGGTCATAGCCTTGCGCTTGTCCTTGCTGCCCTGCTTGCGAGCAATGGCTTCCTCCACTGCGCTCTCACCGCAAAGCATCCTGATGACAGTCCCGGCAATGGAGTAATGGCTAAGCACTTGAGGGTCAGCGACATCTCCGTTGATGCGAATGACGCACATCGCTCGGTACTTCTCCGTGACGATGAACTTCTCGTCCTTCGGGATGAGCGAGTCGCCCCCGTACTTGTTGAGCAGGGTCCGATACTCGTCTTGGAACTCTTGGTCGATCTTGTCTGTGTTGATGGTTTTCATAATGACTTCCCTTCTGTGATGGCGAACTTGTCGGCAAGGCGTTCGTACTCTATGAACGCTGCGTAGAACTGATCTCGGATGTCGGGATTCTTTTGTTTCATCGCCATGCTCTTAGCCTTTTCGGCAAGACGGCGATAGGCCCGTTCTTCTGCTGATGTGATGGTTTCCATTGTCTTCTCCTTTGGTTCTATCTATGTAACGCACGAAACAGGTGAAAGTGTGCACGAAGGGTAAAAGTATTTCAGTCCGTCCTCGTCAGGTGTCGGATACCTCTGAGGAGGGCGATGTTCCATGACCCCATGCGCTCACAGGTCACGGATAGGCATGGGCGATTCCTCTGCTTAGCCCACGACTGGTAACCCTCGGAACTGATGACGGTCATCGTTGATGCCGCCCACTTGACATAGAGGGCGACGGACTTGACGATCTCACGGTCAGACCACTTGAACGTCTTCGGTGTGCGCCCGTGCTGAAGTCCCGCCAGTAGCACGGCACGGTTCCACGATCCCAGTCTCGTCTCAACGGTTGAGGCTGATGGGAGCGACCGGCCTGCTTCGGCTGCGTCTCTGACTGCTGTCTTGTAGGCGATGCGGGTGATGTCTCCCCGCTCGTCGGCTGCGAGTCTGATGGCTGCGAGGATGTCGTCCTCTGTCCAGACCTGACGGTACTCACTCATGTGTCAAGTCCTGATCGTGGAGGAATGCCCACCTCTTGCCTACTGTCACGACGAACTGCCACCTTCCAACGGTTACATAGAAATACATAGTGGTCTCCTCTTTCGGTTGATGACATGAGTGTATCTGATGCGTTGCTCTCTGTCAAGTCTTTGTCGAGATTTGTTTGGAGGTGGCTGCTCGCCGGTCCTGCCAAGATTCGATCAGACCAAACATCTTCGTGACCGCCCATTGCGAGACCGTGTGGAGATCGACCTTCCTGTCGAAGAACGTGCCTGCGTCACCCGGCCACCACTCCGCATCGTGTTCCGCTTGACCGTTCTCGTCAGGTCCGTAGAAGGTGACGAGGACGAGGTAGGAGACGACGGACGTTGATCCCTCCACGACTTCGAACAAGTACCCCATCAGGTAGTCCCGGTCAAGAGTGAGGGCGACGCTGTTGATGTAGGTATCCCCATCGACATCCCAATAGTCAGGGTACGGCTGGGCTGGGGCGGCGAGGAACGTGTCGATGATGTCTGTGCGTGTCGCTGTCATCGCTGCTCCTTTCGTGGGAGGTATTTGTAGGCCGCTGCTCTCGCCTGCTTTCGCTGCTTGCGTGTGCTGACCTGTTGGGCCAGTCCGTAGAGGGAGAGGGCTGTCAGGGTGAGGATGGAGAGGACGTAGAGGGTAGCCATCACTTACCCACCTTGGGGGTGAGGTGGCCGTAGCACTTCGCCACATAGAGAGGACATTCGTCAGGGTTGAGGAGGACGACACCCTCAGGGAGATCGTCCCCACATACTCGGTTGCCCATTGTGCGACAGTCCCAACGAGGGTCATCTTCTTCGATCCTGTCCGCCTGTTTGGGGGACTCGCCTGCTCCGCATCCTGTGAGGATGAGGGCGAGGGTAATGCCTGCTGCTGCGAGTGACTTCTTCATGTTGGTGGCTCCTGTGTTGGTAGATGGTCGGTGTTCCCGACAAGGGACAAGGTACAACACTCTCCCCGCTGTGTCAAGTCTTTCGTGATGTTTATTTGGTGAGGGATCACCAGTCACGGAATGCCCGACCCCAACGGGGTGATGTGCTGCGGAGGTACGTCGCTAGTTCGGGGTACTTCTCCTCAAGCATTCCGGGGAGGAGGACGTGAACGGCAACGTCAATGCTGCGAACGAATCGACAAGGCGAACCCCATGGGAATCGACTGACGGGTGACTGTTCGGTGAGGCGAGCGAACTCTAGGGTCACTCGTACATCCACGTCCCACGGGTCTAGTCCAATGGTGTCGGCTATGCGTTTGATGTGTGTCATTGTTTCCATGTGGTTAGTATGACACGCCTTTGGTGTGGTGTCAAGTCATTCAGATAAATAGATGGGAGAGGGTTACCTCTCTTGGGGGTAAATGGTCTCTACGACGTAGCCCTTGCTCCGGTCGATGACGACGCTGACGTGTGGCCACTCTTGGAGGATCATGGTGAGCATCCCGCCATAGTCGGACTTCACTTTGTAGCCCATGTCTAAGTAGAACTTGCGGCACTCTTGGGTTTCACGGTTGACCTTGCGAATGTGTTCGATGCTGATGTGTTCGTCCATGTGTGTCCCCTTTGTGTGGTTCTTTCGATAGGCACAAGGTACACCATAGCCGTACACTTGTCAAGTCTTTCAGGTAAATAAAAAACCCCCCAGCCTTTCGCAAGACTGAGGGGCAGGTGCTACTTGATCCCCTTCAGAGTAAAGTAGAAGAAGAGGGGAAGAAGAGCGATGATGATGAACGACATAGGTGCTTCCTTTCTTTGGTGTTGCTGAGGTGTTCCCCTCAACAAGAGACAAGATACCAGACTCCCTCACACTTGTCAAGTCTAAACAAAAGAAATGTGAGAAATCTTTTCACCCCCCCTCCTCACTAACAACACACACATATCCACAACTATGAACAAACCTGTGGATAACCAAAATCTCAGGTCCAACTCCCCACCTCAAAAAAACCGACCTCTCCACTAGGCAACCCACCCACAAGAATCCGCAACCAAAAACCTGTGGACAACCCCCCCCAACCTGCGAACAACCCACCACCCCACCCCACCCCACCCAGACAGGCAAGGGCAAGGCAAGAGGAGAGGGGACAGGCAAACGACAGAGGCGAGGGCGACAGCAAACGAGAGCGGCGGGGCTTCCGAACTTTTTGGCCGGGGTAGGGTGCGCGGGGTAACTGTGTACGGATGTATTGGGCGCTCATCATCGTTTGTATGAACGGAGTCGGTGTTGGGTTTGGTGTTCTAGTGTGTTGGTATGGATTGGTCGTGTGTTGAGTTTGCTTCTGAGTCGGTGTGTGATTGGAAGGGGCGTTTGGTTTCTTCTGAGGGGATTGGGACGGATGTGTTTCCGTCTGTGTTTGCTTTTGATGGTGATGGTGTTTGTTTGGGTTGGGCTTGTTTGGTTGAGCCGGGTGGTGCTGATGATGTGTTGAGGCGTTTGGGTTTGGCGGGGGCGTTGTTTCGTTCTGGGTGGCACGCTGAGTGGCTTGTGTTTTGTGCTGAGGGTTTTGTGTTTGATGGTGATGATGGGCCGTCTGGTGGGGATTTGGTGGGGTTGTTTGCTGCTGGTGATTTGCGGGTGTCTGAGTGTTTGTCTTTTGTGGGTGGTGGGGTTAATGGGTTTTGGGGTTCGTTGACGGTTCCGTATGTGCAGGAGTTGGGGCGGCGGGTTCGTTGGTTGGATGGGGTTCGTCATGACGTGGATGGTGGTGTGGCGGGTTCGTTTTTTGATGTTTTGGGTTTGGTTTTTGATTCTGTTGCGGTGGTTCCGTTTCCTCGGGGTGTTTCTCGGCGTGTTTGTTTGGAGGAGATTGGTGTGCAGGTTTCGGAGTTGGGTTTTGTGGTGTTGTTGGCTGAGGATTTTTAACGGTAGGGTTCATGGGCGGTTTGTATGAACCAAGTTTGTTTCTTTGGTGTGGGTGTGTCGTGTTTTAGAATTGCGGCATGGGTAAAGGTAAAAGTTCTAGTGGTGCTCATGCTCAGGCTCGCACGCGGCAGAATCCGTTGACGGGTGAGGTTGAGAAGATTGGTGGCACGAAAGCCGGTAAGGGTCGCGTCCGTGAATCTTTCGGCTCACCTTTGCGTACACACGACTTGAAGGGTCCGGTCGGCAAAAAGAAGTAGCCTGCCGATAAAAGCGTCGCGTGCCCGCTTGGGTCTTGACAGACCCTTCGCGGGCCTGTAAATATTCGGGCATGACTTTACCTGAATTTGCTATGACTGAATCTGATGCAGGGTTTTTGCAGAAGATTGATGATGCTATTGAGGAGGCTGCACGGGTTCTTGATCTTTGCGATGCTCCGAAGGGTGATGACCTTGAGAGTGAAGAGCGGCGTGAGGAAATGTTTGAGGATCGTTTCCATTGCGGTGTTTGCACAGTCCGTGTTGTGATGGAAACTGTTTGGCCTTCTATTGAGGAATACATTGGTGACTTGAAGGCGAAACAGATCGCTGCCGAGTTCGTTTTCGAAACCCGGATTGTGATGGACAGTCTTCAAGACAACCGTCAAAAGTACGGTTACAGGAGCCATGCGCCCACGGATAAAACCAATGACTGACGTAGTGCAACTGATTCGGTTGTGGGCTGACGATCCCGATGCTGGCGTACCCCCAACGATTCCAACGGAATACGCTCTTCTTGCTGTCGATGAGATAGAACGACTGCGCTTACAAATCGGAACGAACAATCCGATTTATGGGGATTCAGAGGGGATTGCGCGTAATTCTTTGCGTAATCCGAACGATCATGCCGATGAACTTGTTGGGATGTTGCGGGATAGAGCCTGCCCAGCCGGACTCCCCTACACCGGGGATGATCCCAAAGAAGATCACGGACACACCGACTGCTGGCTTCATAACAAATCAGCCGATGAAATTGAACGACTACATACGCTCATTACCGCATGGGTTGATGCAGATGATGACCCAGCAGATGTTGACGGGCCGTACCACGCAGCATGGCTCGCTCTTCGCAGGGCAGTCGGACGATGACTCTTGATCAAGGGGGGATTCATGCGAAGGCTGGGACGGCTTCTTGACAAGTTCACGTTTTGGGCGTGGCAGAAAGTAGAGGAAGACCCTATCTTCCTCGTTGTGATCGCTTTGATGTTTATTTTTGCTTCAGCGATTCCTTTCTTTCTTGCTGCCCTCCTAATCGGACTGTTTGGCTATTGGTTAGTGGTCGCTGCGATCCCTGTAGTGTTGCTCTGGGTGGTTATTGACGATCTGTGGGATTCGATAAAGAGGGGGAAAGAGTAGCGGTGTCTGAAATGAAACGAAGGTCACGATTCGTCGTTCATATAAGCGGAACTGCTGAATTCAATGTTGAGCATTTATGGCCTGAAGGTCAAATGCCTTCGGAATTATCCGCTCATGCAATTGCTGAAAGGCTTGCTGAGATGGGAACCAAAGTTTCGATATTGGAAGACATGGGCGGACTGAGAATCCTTAATGTGGATGTTGAGTACCCAATTCGGGAACCGAATCGAAACTGCACGGTTATCTGGAAAAACTGATGGTGACGGACTTGACTCCAGACGAGCAGGTAAAAAGAGTTTGGTCCGCTCTTGCTGAGGCTGGCTACCCCCGAGCCAAAGTTGATTGGGATGAAGACCGTCAAGAACCTTCTGTTCAATTAGGTTTTGATTTTGATGCGGGTCAAGTCCCAGAGGAAGTTTGTTGGAAGGCCATGGTTATTTCCCGCATAGGTTCTGTTCCTTGTTTTTCCTGTTGGGCTATAGGGGATTTGCTTGACTTGCCTCTATGCACCCATGAAATAAGTCTTTCTGATAGAAAGTTCTTTCTATGAAGAAGATGAAAGACGATTTGGCAGATGCCCTTCTTGTGGTCAAGCAGCGACCCTACGCTGAGCCGCGCGAAGAAGAGTATGAGGATGCCGAATACATTTTAGATTGTCTTCTTAAAAACTCTAGCGGCCTTAAGGTTTGGATGATGTCGCACGGTCTTCTTGATTGGAATGACGATTATGTGCGAGTGGACACATGAATATCCCGCACAAATATTTTGTTGTAGCCGATATTGAAGTTGGCGACGAATATGTTGGCTCCTTCATGAAATCCCGTCATTTTTCAATAAAAGGGGCCTTCCGATCCCTCGGGAAAAAACGACAACAAAACTACGCAAGCCCAACTTTGACAATCACTCATTCGATAATGGATCACTATTTATGGAATGAGCGTATGAGTTGTGTAAACCCTAATTTCTATTGTGCCGGTTGTGATAGACAGGGGCCGTGTGCCGATCAACCAAGAACGAGGAACTGATTTAGTGTTTGATGAAAAATTTTCTGCTGTCCATGATCATGGATTTGTTCATCTTGATGACTGCATGGCGGATGATTTGAGTGTTGTCAATTCTGCTCGTGTGAGTTTTGGCAAAGCCTCAGATGAACTCAATGACGCTGACATCGGGTTGATTCGCTTTTTGATGCGTGAGCGGCACGGGACACCTTTTGAACACAACACATTTAGGTTCCATGTTCGATGCCCAATTTTCGTTGCTCGTGAATGGTTCAGGCACCGCATCGGTTCATTCAATGAGTTCAGTGGCAGGTATGCGGAAATGCCTGATATGGCATATCAGCCAGCCGCTGAAGATTTACGCACACAGGTTGGTAAGCCGGGTTCGTATACCTTCGAACCGATCTCGGAAACGATTGGTAGCGAAGTCTCAATGATTATTGATTCTGCGTATAGGGCATCGTGGGATGCATACGAAAAACTTCTTAGTTTGGGACTTGCTAAAGAGTTGTCTCGTTCGGTGCTTCCGCTTGGTTCTTACACGGAATTTTACTGGACGGTAAATGCGCGATCACTCATGAATTTTCTGAGTCTTAGGACGGCAGATACTGCACTTCGTGAAATCAGGGATTACGCTGTTGAAGTTGAAAGGCATTTCTCTAAGCAGATGCCACACACTTATAAGGCGTGGATTGATTTCGAAAAGGTCTGCCCTTAAGAGTTGTATTCAACTCGTGTGACGTTCTGGATAATTTCTACCGGAACGTCAATCCAACGCAGCAGTGCGGCAAGCAGATACGGATTTGCCGTGAATAGTGTTACGAATGAACCGGAGAATTCACCGGAACTGTCGTAGATGACGCTCGCAGATGAACCTTGCCAAGTTTCATGCCGTCTCAAATGTGACGAAAGTTCTTCAACTGCTTTTTGACTGTTTCGTGATGCAGTTGGTGGCGATTCAAGCATTTCGATGTCCCAATTGTTTTGAGCATCTTCTTCCTTGAATGTTTTTGAGATCATGTCGGTGATCTCTTCAAGGTTTTCAGTTGTCAGTCGTTCTGACCACGGTGAAAAGATTTGATCTTCTTCAAATTGCTGACCATTTGCTGTCGCCCATTCTTTCAGTTCTGGACAGACGTGGTGGGGGCCGTCAGGTGAAAGCGGGTAGTCAAATTTTTGAGCGTGTACGAAGTAAATTTCATTGCCGTTTTTTACGGCGATGTGTGGTTCAAACCACATTGGTCGTACTGTGATGGCGTAGAGCCATCCTTCTGTTACGTCTGAGTAGCGCATTGATTCTGAGCCTACATCAAAACTGACTATACCCTTTAAGGCCCATTTCGGCTTGCGGCCTTTCAACAATGATGTTTAATTGTTTCTGTGTTGCATCTTTAGTTTCAAGAGTTTCTCTGACGAGTTCCAACCAAGGCCAAGGAAGGGTGAATTGACGACCCCCATCTTTTGTCCAGATTTCAATTCCTTCTGGAAGGATGAAGCATTTGACGGTTTCGTCTCCACCGGATGTGTAGGGCATCACTCGGTCGTTCATGGCTCAATGTTAGACAAAAAAGAACCCCCACCGAAAGAGGCAGGGGTTCTTTTTATAACTTTGTGATTAGCAGATTTTTGTGGCTAGAGCCAGCCAAATTTTCTACTACACCCCGGCCAAGCCTTCCAGCCCGATCCGGCAAGGACGCGCTCAGCAATCACGATCTGCTGTTCCCGACTTGCTTCCCAAGGATGTGGTGCGAACTCACCACCACCGTAGGACAGCCACGTTGAGTAACTGCGCTGGTGCATGAACTGAAGTCCACCACCGAAACCATTTCCCGTATTACAACCCCAATTACCACCGCATTCACATTGCGCGAGTTGGTCCCATCGTGAACCATCACCGGGGTCATAGTTTGGCGTGGATGGTGCGCTTCGAACTGCTTTCGCTTGTTCTTTGCGAGCAACATCAGCAAAGAACGCATCAAGTTCAGCCTGTTGCTGTGCAGCGAGCGCCGCTTCCACTTCACCCATAATCGTATATGCCGAATTTGGGTTCATTTGCACAAAAGCGGCATCGTCGTTTGTTGCCGACGCTACCGCTTCATTAGTTGCTGATCCATTTTTTTCTGCTGATCCAACGCCAACTCCAATAACACCGACTAGGACGGTTATAAAGATGACAGTGAATACGACAAAGCGATTGCTTCGCATGGGACATTCCTTCCCTCGGGGATAAGGACACTCTTCCGTAGAAAAGTCGAAACGCATTACGTTTCTTGTTAGCCACTTTTCGTGGGTGGTTAGCGGCTGAACCACATCGGGTAGTTAGTAGGTTGTCCGAATATTATATCCGATTGTCGTTGTGTAGCCAGAAAAATCGCTGTGACTTGCGTCAAGGGCCGTAAAACCCCAATTTCCCAAGGGAAATCCGCTTCGTTTATCCAAACTGAACTGTTCTTTGTGAGTTAATTCCGTACAAGTCACATCCAAATGCATTCCTGCCGATACTTGCTGCGACAGTGAGTGTTGTATTGCTTCCAGAAAATGGATCAAGAACCCAGTCACCAACTTCACTTGAAACTTCAATGCAACGACGAGGAAGTTCTTCAGGGAAGGGGGCGATGTGATCTTTCTTTCTTTCCGGCGAGAAATGCCAAACATTGCCTTTCTCTGTAAGTCGATCTGGGAAAAACCTGTGGCTCCGGTTTTTTGCAAACATAAAAATAAATTCGGATGAAACACCGGGTCTGCGGGAATGCTTCAAATCTTCTGGCCTCATTATTCCCTTGTCCCAAGTTATGCATGATCGGTACAGCCATCCGGTCTCAACAAAAACTTCCACAACCCGGTGAGGGATGTTTAGCCATTGCATTTTTGACCTACCGGATTTTCCCTGTCGGTATTTTGGTTTCCCATCTTTATTCCCACCAGAGTTGTAATCGCCGCCAGCGCCACCGGAACCTGATGCGGTATCTCCAATGTTCAACCAAAGTAGTCCATCGTCTGCAAGAACCCGATTCCACTCAATCGAACACTTCTCCATTGATAGCAAGTAATCATCAACTGATCCGATGCCAATTTCTGACGAACTGTCACCGTAAGAACGGAGACCGAAATATGGCGGAGATGTCACAATGGTTTGAAACTTGCCATCAGGCTGGGGGATGAATCTGGCATCACTTTGTGTCGTCTCAATGTTTACGGAAATCATCGCTACCTTCAGGTGGGTTCGATCAAGAAGTTTCGTGATCCTACTCGGAAAGACTCTTGGGTTTCACGTCCCATGTGGCTCGTCTTTGGTGTATGGTCCGAGGGTGTTCAACAACGAAATCGAAGGCAATTATCCAGAGTACGTTTTGCCCGGTGTCCGCATTGTGAAAGCGGGCAGAGATCAATGTCCAGTATGTGGACATCCGACCGGGGACTGCACTGGGGATACGGCACCTCCCCGGCAAATCATTGGGGAAAGTTTCGTGAGGGACGGCCAAGTACCGGGCGCTGATGTCCTCGTTCTGGAGGACTTGTACGACGTGGTAAACATAACGCCTCGCACTCAGACCAAGGTTTTGGTTGCACGGAAAGGCTCGTACATCACGAAAGAAAAAGCCATTCAGTATGGACTTATTTCACCCTAATTTCTGCTTATAGCAGTATGGTCGAACGCCTAAGTTAGTGAACACCCAATATTCAAGATGAGAAAGCCGAAAGGTTCAACAGTGGCATCCATTGATTCAGAATTCGTCTCCCGTTACGCAGACAAAACTCCTCCGTGGGGTTTCGGTGGGCTTGGCGAAATCGTTTATTTGCGTACTTACAGTCGCCCGCTTGAAGAACTCGGGCGCAATGAAACGTGGTCCGAAACAATTCAACGTTGCATCAATGGTGCAATTGAGATCGGTGCTGATTACACGCAGGAAGAAGCAGAGGCGCTGTTCGACCACATGTTTAATCTTCGTTGTTCACTGAGTGGGCGTTCACTGTGGCAACTTGGAACACCGCTGATTAAGAAGTTCAATGGAACTTCTTTGAATAACTGCTACTTCACTTCGGTGGAGTCAATTGAAGATTTCGAACTTCTTTTTGATTACCTGATGCTCGGTGGTGGTGTTGGATTTTCTGTTGAACGTTCAAAGATTCATGAACTTCCAAAAATCAAGGCCGGAGTGAAAATCACTCATGAGCGAACGAATGACGCTGACATCATCGTTCCAGACTCTCGCACTGGATGGCGCAGGCTTTTGCATTCGGTTTTGAAGTCATACTTCGACACCGGTAAGTCTTTCTCATACAGCACGCTGCTGATTCGTGAATTTGGCGCTCCACTTAAAACCTTTGGTGGTACGGCTTCTGGACCGGGTGCCCTCATTGATGGAATCGAAGACATTTGCAAAGTCATGGAAAACAGGGTCGGAAAGAAACTTCGATCCATTGACGTTCTTGACATTTGCAACATCATTGGTCGAATCGTCGTTAGTGGCTCTTCTCGTCGTTCCGCTCAGATCGCAATTGGAGACCCCGACGACATCCTTTTCTTGCGTGCAAAGAATTGGTCAACGGGCACTGTCCCCGGCTGGCGTGCCAACTCAAACAACTCCATTTATGCCGACGCTTACGATGAAATCATGCCTGAACTTTGGAAGGGCTATGACGGATCAGGCGAACCTTATGGATTGCTGAACCGCAAGTTGGCTCGCACTTATGGACGTATTGGTGAGCGTAAAGCAGACTCATCAATTGAAGGTTTCAATCCTTGCGCGGAAATCGCATTGGCTGATGGGGAGTCGTGCAACCTTGCAACGATCTTCCTTCCAAACATTGAGTCTTATGAGCAGTTCACCGAAATCTCTGCACTTCTTTACAAGACCCAGAAAGCAATTACGAGCCTTGACTATCCTTACGAAAAGACGACAACCATCACTCGCAAGAATCGTCGTCTCGGTCAATCGGTGACTGGCATTCTTCAATGCACCGAGGAGCAGTTGTCGTGGCTTTCACCGGGTTACGAATTTCTCCGTGATCTTGATGTCGAGTATTCGGCAGCAAACGGAATCCCAGAGTCGGTTCGTCTTACCACTGTTCAGCCTTCTGGAACGCTTTCACTTCTTCCCGGCCAAACGCCGGGAATCCATCCGGCATATGCCCCGTACTACATCCGTCGTGTTCGTTTCTCAAGCGCCGACCCACTGGTCGATGCTTGCCGGAAGCGTGGATACAGCGTTGTGCCGGAAGTTGGAATTGACGGTCGTGAAGATCACAGTAAGTGGGTTGTTGAGTTTCCTGCAATGTCTCCAGAGAGTGCTGTTCTTGCTAAGGACATGACTGCTATTGATCAGTTGGAGTGGGTTAAGAGGATGCAGGCGGAGTGGGCTGATAATGCGGTTTCTGTGACCGTCTACTACCGCAAGGAAGAACTCTCCGAGATCAAGGAATGGCTGTCTAAGAATTACGACAAATCCATCAAGAGTGTCTCATTCCTTTTGCACTCTGATCACAACTTCCCCCTTCCTCCATACGAGGAAATCACCGAGGCTGAATACCACAAGATGGTGTCTAAGATCGACTTCTCTGTTGCAATCAGCCCCAACACCAGTGGTGACTTGATGGACGATTCATGTGCTACTGGAGCCTGCCCCGTCCGGTAGGTAAACTCAGACCATGAAGAAGACTTTGCAATATATGGACCTTACGGTTCCATATAACCCGACACTAGCAATCGACTGGAATGAAGATGGGGTAGTGATCCTCAAGGGCTTCATGCCGGAAGAACTCATGGTCGCCTATGAGGATTGCTGGGTAAGAAGCAACGCAACGGGCACGCGTGGAAACTTTGAAATGATTTCGAGCATGGGTTGGGATTACTGCACCCCATACCGAGATCACGAAGAAGTTCTTCAACTTTTGTCCTATGGTCCACTGCACCAAGAAATGCAAAATTTGATTGGTGAGCCGGTTGGGGTTCATTTGAATCTCACTGGATGGGTTTCCACTACCAGAAACTGGCATCAGGACTCCTACCTCAATCCTCCACACGTTGGCGATTACTACATTGCCGCTTGGATTGCTCTTGATTCGATTCATGAGGATTCTGGACCATTCCAGTATGTTCGTGGCTCTCATAAGTGGCCTCAAGTCACTAGAGACAAGATTCTCAACGCTCTTGATCCTGAGGAGAGGGATCACCGCTGGCCTCGTTTCAGCGAGCGGATTCTCACTCCAATGTTTGAGAAAGAGATTGAACTTCGGAATGCTGAGGTGGTTACCTACCTCCCAGAGCGTGGTGATGTGCTCTTCTGGCATGGCAGGTTGCTGCACCGAGGTTCAACCCCAAATGTTGAGGGGATGATCCGCAAGTCACTCATTGCACACTATTCAGGCATCAACCATAGGGAAGATATGCCACCTGCAATCCAATATGGTCAGGGCTGGTATTTCCCTGTTGATGACCCGAATAGGGGGCCAATGTGAAAATGGAACTTCTTAACGCTGGATGTGGAACGCATTACGCACGAGGCTGGGTGAATACTGACGTTTGGGAAAACGACACAACGAAGCCAGATATTCGTGTTGAACCGGGTAAGCCATATCCATTTGAAGACAATCATTTTGATGCCGTTTTCATGGGCCATGTCATTGAACATATTGACTGGCCTTCCGTCAAGGGTTTTATTTATGAGATGTCTAGGGTGGCAAAACCCGGAGCGCCAATGCTCATAGTTGGTCCAGATGTCTATAGAACGATTCAAAGATGGTCTGAGGGTAAAGAGCCATGGTGGATGGTTGAATCCGTTCTGGAGCATCAGGAGGTCGCTCCAGAGCATCTCAAGGATCATGAGTGGTGGGATGGGGCAACTCATCATTGGAATTGCCACGAGAAAAGGGTTCTGGATTTAGTGCTAAGTATGGGATTTCCTCGTGTAGAGGTCGTCTCAGAACAGATTCCCACGGGAGACAAGTGGACTGATCCAGAAGTAAAAGGTCTTGTTTGGCCAGTAGTGCAAAAAGCACCATGGCAATTCGGGATCAGGATTATCAACAAGGATTGATTGATGTCTTCTTTGGGAGATTTGGCTGATACTGGCGCACCTCAAGTTTTGAGGAAGGCTAGAGAGATTCTGGGTCAGCGTGGTTGGTCGCAAGGAATAACCAGAGACTATGTGACCGGTGAAGTTGATTTAATCGGAGCGATTGCTCTTGCTGCTGGAGCCAAAGTTTCTGATGTTGATGATCGTCCAGACCTTTTGCAAACATCAGTCCCAGAGGCAAACAGGCCAGCGGCTTATGTGGCATGGGAAACATTGGAGTGGGTTGTAGAAACTGATCCGCTTGAATGGCAGGATTCCCAGAACAGAACGATCTTCGATATTTTTAAAGTGCTAACGAAGGCGGCAGAACGATTGGAGATTTCTCATCGTTCGTCTTCGGATCAAAAGGATTGACCCCTTCTTCACCACAACAAAAACACTCATTGACACCTGCCCACCAAACGTCCTCACAGGAAAGACAGGTTCTGAGTGAATCGCTGAACATAAAAAGTTCAGCCATAAAAACTTGAGGAATCGGAATCTTTCTCATTGTTTCCCCCTAACGCAAAAACCCCCCAGCCGAAGCCGGGGGGTTTTTACTACCTACGAAGAGGAGCCGTCAGAATGATCAGGAAGGCTCAGCGTCGAAGGTGACTGCTACGAACGACTCCGGTCGCTTGACGGCCAGCGCAAGACGCTCTTCGGCAAGAACGACGATTGCGTTCCGAACGAAGAAGTCCGAGTGCTGTTCCGAAATGCGGATCGAAGCCTGCTCACGGTCGTACAACTGAGCGCCGGTGCCGAATGCGCCGATAAGAGCGGTGCCTTCAGAAATGGCGGGGGTGTCTACGACCGGCATACGCCAGATGCGGGGTTCGCCACCGAGAGCAACCGAGACAGCAACGAGGTACTGACCGTTGGTGTCCTTGGTGAGTTCGATGTCTTCCCAGTCGTTCGGGTGCAGAACAACGCCAGTTGGCTCGTAGTAAGCAAGGAAGGCGAGGGTTGCTGCACGACGAATGGCATCAGCCTTGGTGTCTGGGACCGGGCTGGTCGAACCTGCGGACCAGTCGTAGGTCTGAACGCCAGAGGTGTTCAGGATGCCGGTGAGGTTTTCACCAGTTCCATCACCGTTGAGGATTTGAGCATCCTCTTGGAGACGGAGACCGTAAAGAAGTTCGTTGTCGATGATCGAACGCAACTGCGGTTCGTCGGCAAGAACGTTGCGGTGTGCTGCTTCCCAGTGGGCAAGCGTGCGAACCGGAGCCTGATGGCCTTCGAAGACCATGCTTGACTGCGGCTTGGCGGCGAAGTTGCCACCTGAACGCTCTGCAACCGACGAAGCGGCATTGGTGGCGGTGGTGCCGGGGGTGGTGAAGCCGATCATGCGGAAGTATTCGATGACAGCCGAGGTCGTGGTGCGGACCGGGAAAAGGTCACGAACACGACGGGTACGCATCGGAGGAACCACAATCGGGTCACGCTCAATGTTGCCGAATGAACCGGGGGTGCCGGAGGGGAGTGCCGAGTAGACATCCTTGAAAGCGCCAGCGGTTACGTCAGCGTGCTGAAGTACGAACGGTGAAGGCATATTTGCGCCGTTACGACCACCGTCAAGAGCCTTGAATTCGGCAGAAGCGAGGAATGCTTCACCGAGGGTCTTGACTGAGTAGCCACGGACATCGCCCTGCTTGGCAAGCCAAGCGGAGGCCGATCCACCAACTGAATCTTCAGCAGGCTCGTTGCCCCACTGCTCTACAGACTTCATGGCATCAAGGCTCTCAATGAGGCTCTTGATTTCCTTGATGTCCTTCATGTTGCTGTCGAACGCTGACTTCTGTTCGGTGGATACGACGACGGTGCCGTCTTCTACCCGGAAACTATCAGCGATGGCCTTGTTGTCGGCCATCTTGGCTCGTAGTGCGGCTTGTAGTTCTTCAAGCCGACCTTCATTTGAAGACATTTGTCTCTCCTGTTTTTTGAAGAAAGGATAAAACCTGATTTGACGATTTGACCCGTCGGCTCAGGTAAGCACCCAGCCGCACTTAGCGTCAATTGATAAATGTAACACATTCAGACGCTTTCTAGTGAAAGGCAGTCTTTTGTTTCATTGATCCATTAACTCTTGCAATTCGTCGGCTTACTTGCTATTGCTTCTTTTTCCAAGGATGACCCTTTGGAAGAAGATCGTTGTCAGTCACATAGCGACTGTTATTGGGTTTCCCCGACTTAAGAATCTTCAGAAAGGCGTTAACTCGCCCCATTGCCCACTGATTCCGGGTCATCCCCGGTCTATGAGATACGGAGAAGGCTCCAGCCCCACGACGGTAAACGGACTTAAGTGTTCCAAGCGAGGTTCGTTTCCACGACTCACCATCCGCAACACTTTCGTTATGCTCTTTAACCTTGGATTTAAGAGATGTGAGGGTGCTTTCGTCAATAATGATTGAGCGGCCCGACGAGGAGGATGAGGCGCTGCCGCGTTGATTGCGGCTTGATCCAACGATCTGATCTTCCTTTGGGGCGGGGGTCGCCGCTAGTCGATCCGAGCGACCTCTGCGCTTTTTCGCGGATTTCTCAGAATCTGCAAAATCTTCAGTGTCTGTTGATTTCTTTGATCGGGCGATCTCGCGACGAACCAAGCGGCGAACGTTTTCTTGCTGTTGTCGTCCCACTTGACCCCGATAGGCACCTTGACCAGTTTCCCGCTGATAGGTGACATGGGTCGTGCATGGCATCCAAACGGTTTCCCCGTTTCGGGCGGTGTAGCGGCGAATCCCAATGCAGCCAATCTGACGGCTACGGATTCTTGCAGATGCCGGATCGGTGTAGGTGTCTGGGTCTGTGACACGGGGAACGAACTGAACGATGGCCTTGCCGCTGACGAGTCCACCGGAAGGAAGGGTTTCGATTCCTAAAACCCCACGTTCAATGAGTTTTTGCCATTCCTTGCCATTGTTCCTGACCCTGTTCAAATAACGCTTGCGTTTTTTGTGTTTAGCGGAACGATGGATTGAAGATGAAACCAAAGATTTTTCCGTCTCTGGCTTATCTTTCACTACTAAAAGATTTTCTGGGATGACCCAAAATTTGCAAATTGCTTCAGGGTCGATGTCCCCACGAACAAGTTCGCATCCACGAGGACCGACATAGAAGGCACAGTTTGCACAAACCATGCCTTCCTCCTTGAAGGGATTCTTTTCTGCTTCTACATAATGGGCACCGTTCGGGCCAATCCCCTGATCAAAAACCCCATGCTCCTCAACGATTGCCTCAAGGTCTTCGTAGAGGTCTTCTTGCCTGTCGTTAAGGGGGTAAATGTCTTGATTGGCGGCGGACTTTTCCATTACAACCGACTTCACTTTCGCCTTTTTGGGCTTAGCACTTTGCTTAACGGGATCGGGAAGATCATTGGGAATAGCGATTTCTCCGCCAGCCTCAATTATCTCATTGTATTCAGCAAGGATTTGCTCATCTTCTTCATTCTGAGGTTTAATCTCACCCGTGCCTAAAGCGATCATCCTTGAAATCAATTCATCTGAAGATTTGAATTTATTCATGGCTCTAAATCCTTAGGTGAAGAATCAGAATAACTAGAAAAGCCTTTAAGTTTAGCCGGTGGCTTCTCAGTGTCCTTTGAAGGCTTAGCGCCAAAGCCAAAAAGTTTGAACTTCTTGGCCTTCTCATTAGCCGCCTCAGACTTCTTAGGCTTCGGCGGAATACCCTTCTTCAAGAACCTTTGATAAGCAAACTTGTCAAGCACCTCAAGTTTCTCACCCTTCTTCTTTTGGGCAATCAAACGAGGAGGCTTGTTTAGATTGTTTGCATCGTAAAGGTAAAACTCGTCAAATAGGTCGTCTTTAAGTGCTTGAGGAACGACCCGAGAAACCTGACCATGAATGTATTCCACCTGATGACTTGGAACTTTCCGACCCGTCTTTTTGAAACGCTCCTCGTTGAGTTTTTTTGCCAGTTCAAGGTCAGTGGTCATGTAGTTGGCGACAACCCTATGGCCGTTTTTACGCAGACCACGGACTCGGCTTTTTAGTCCTTCGTAGTTTCCGTCTCCGGTTGTATCGAAAATGATGTCTGCTTCATCGTCAAGTAAAGCGTCAGTAACGACCGAGTTGATGTGCTTGGATTCATCATGAACGATACTTGCCGCATCTTTGGCACCATTTTCACGCCAAAGTTGATACTCGGGGATGAATTCCTTCATCTCGTCAGCATCAAGTTTTACAGCAGACTTTGAACCCTCTAGCGATGGTAGGCCCGCTTCAAGGGCACTGGATTTCCGACTGGCTGGACCACCACCAAGGAAAAACACTGTCGGATTATCACTTTTCCCTTTAGATCGGGAACGATAAATGTCAACAATCCGAGCATGAAGTTTTTGACGTTGGGGTGTCCAGTCGCCTCTCTCGTCAGTAAGAGTTGCTGATGTCGGCTTTTTTTTAAACGACAAAATCGGTCCGATTAGCCGCTGTTTCGGCATTTTTAGTTTTTCGGCTGGCTCCGGTTTTTTTATTTTCGGTTTGTTTATTTTTGCCGCACCAACAGAACCCGGAACTTTTGGTTTTGGGGTAACAGGTCGCTCTAATGGCGTTCCGTCAAACTCAAGACCATCACCATCACCATCACCGCCCTTTATTGGGGCGGAAACTGAACTTGCTGCTCTTTTCAGAGGCTTGCCGAAACCGGGCAAACGATTTCGCTTGCCCATTTCACTTCTTCTTTTCTGCTGGCTTTTCTTCCGGCTTTTCTTCCGGCTTAGCCTTTTTGATTTCGTCAATCATCTTCTGGACGCGCTTAATATTTTCGCCCGTATACGGAAGTACCTCAATGTTTTTTCCGTATCCACCAGAGGAAATAGCGTCAGTGCGAATTAGTTCATTCGCCATTTCTTCGTAGTCCTTGCCCTTCATCCCTGCCATGTCGGCGGTGAGTCCAGATGCAACATCAAAGTAAATGGTTCCAGCACGTCCACTGGCATTAGTGCTTTCTCGCGTCACGACAACGGTCATCATCGGAACTTCACGACGTTCTTTTTTATCCCATTGGGTGTAGACGATTGCTGTTGGCTTGATCATTTTAATTCTCCTTGACCCCAAGGAAATCGTCGTCAGTGCCTTTCAGTTCCGATTCTGGGTAAAGTTTTGCCCAATACTTCGGAGTGACCCTATTGATGGTCAATTCACCCCAAACTTTAGAATTCAGAACAATTTTGTCGCCCGTAAATCTGACTCGCCCGGTAAGCACTAGACGATGAGGGTTATCGTCAGCGAATTCTAAGATTTTTTCCTCTTCGGGAGTTTCATAGAAATCCAGATCGCGAAATACTGCGGGTAGCCCAGCGGCTACCTGTTTATTCGTTTCTGGTGTTTTGTCCATAATGAAAGGACCGACAATAAAGGAGTTATTATCGTAATCATCGGAGAGGACTTCTGGATATTTTTTTGCGGCAATATCCAACGTAAGAAATTCTTCTGATGTTACTTTTACCCAATCAAGTTTTTTTAAAGAGTCATACTTTTTCATTTTCTCATTCCCACCAGAAACCCATGTCTTTCCAAACCTCAACTAACTGTTTGAACTGTTCGTCTTTTTTGCTTTGCTCCGCAATAAGGAGTTCAACAGGAATACCATCGATTTCCGTAACCCCTTCGTTTTTCAGGGCTTCAACGATGTATTCCTTTTTGCCATCGTCTACGACCATAATTCCACTACTCACTCTAGTTCCACCCAAGAACTGAATTTGAGCACTACCATTTGCGGTCATCCCATAATCGAAAATGCCTGCTCTCTGGTCTAAGTTTCCGTAATGGTCTGACGTGTGAACCTGCGTATCCAATCTGTTTCCATTCATTTGGATGGGAGTATAAAAATAGAATCCTCCCGCACCTTTAGGCTTTTGAGTTCCAGTTATATCTGAATTGATATTAACCGATGGGTAAAAAAACATGTAATCACTTGAACCAACTTCGGTGTCTTCTAGTGAGGACATTCCACCTTTAATGATTCCATGATCGTGACGGCCCTTTGTTGTTGTTAGTCCGCCCGTAAGGAAAATTGAAACGATCCTGTCAGTCGTGGCGTTTGGATTGTTCCAATCACTACTCCCGGTAATTCTGTGTTCAAAACCATCGTATTGCGTTGCCTGCATAATTTTGCGCGTAGCCTGCTCGCTCAACACAATGCGAGGATCGCCGCCAATCGAAGTAGTCAACTGAATGTCGTCTGGCGACAAGCCTTTCGATTCAATCAATTCTGTCAATTGCTCTTCGGACAGAGAACCGGAATCGGTGGTCCCACCCAAAAGTTGTGCTGCCTGACGCAAGCCAACTTCCCTAACCTGCTCGGCTGTTGGGATTCCATGTTGGGTTATTCCAGCAGACTCCATAACGCTGGTCACTTTTTGAGTGTCGCTCAAGAATTCCTCAGGATCGCCGGGAACAATAATCCGAACAGTCCTGTTGTCACCGTTTCTTTTGTGAGAATTTGATCCAGTAACAGTTTTTGTGTAAAGAAGAATACTTCCGTCAGGGTTTTGTTTGATGTAAGTCGAAACTTTTGTGTTGACCGTAAGACTTCCGTGATTGTTCAATTTGTTGTTTGGTTTTGTGACATCAAGGGTGATCGGAACTTTCTGTTGAAGACTGTCAGGGAAGTTACCCATGTCTTCAAGGTCGAAAACATCAACGGGAGTAACGTGGCCAGATTTCCACTCTGTCCATCCGCCATCAGGATCATTAATTTCGGCTTCAATTTTTGCTTCAGCGTCTGAACGAACTTTGAATACCAATGATGTTGCGTCTCCATCTGGAATATCCAGTTTTTGACCATCGGCATCTCGCACAAGTTTGCCGTCTTTTCCTTTAGGGCTTCCACCCTTAAGTTTTATTTTTTGTGCCGAAACCTTAAATCCTTCAATAAGACCGGCATCGTAAAAGGTTTTTACGCCGGTGTTTCGATGCTCACGAAGTTCGCCAACCTTTTTGGCGGAGTTCGAAAGAGTTGGCGTGTTCTTTTCTTCAAGTTGGAAACCTTGAATTTCTTTACTCGCAAGTAAATCTGCGATTTGGTCATCGTCATAACCCAATGACTTAAACAAATCAGTTGTCATCTTGTCCCAATCAAGGGACTCTTTTCGATCTTCAAGGAACTTGGCGTGCTTCGTGAGTCGCTCGCGCTCCACATCCGTTAAACCTTGAACGTCAGCAATCTTTGTAAATTCTTTTTCGTAGTCGGCTTTTTTGTAGCGAGTCGTTGCGTTTTTTAGTGCTGCGGCAAAAATGGCCCTATCTTCTTCGCTCATACCCTCCAAATATTTGTGGAGAGGAATGTTGTCACCCTTTGTGACCTTGGAGAATCCATAAGACACTTCGTCCTTACCATCAGCAAATGGGTAGAACCCGTTGCCATGATCAATTGGATGAAGATGAATTTTTCCTGTTTCCTTGTCGCGAACCGCAATTACATTTGCAGCGGTTCGGTCGAAATAGTTCATTGAGCGGTCAAGAACCATCAAGCGAGCAAGGGACTCCGGGTCGATGTCCCCACTGGAAACGGAAGGTGGCGAACTTAAAATCTCAAACTTTTCAGGATCAAACATATTGCCAACGTGCTCAATCACGATGGCTCGTTGATCACCCATCTTCTTGCCTTCAAGTTCGGCTTTATGGCCGGGAAGGGGTTTCTGGGTGATTCCACTGCCGAAGCGCATACCGGTAACTGGCTGGCCAAGAATCTGAGCAAGGACGCTTCCAGCGGCTTCTTGAGTGTGTTCCTGATCATTACGATCAGCCAACTTCACAATAAATTTCTTACCGGTCAAGCCATCAACGAACCCAACTGTTTCATTGAAGCCATTGGCTTTATCGAAAAGCGGGGAGAATCGCTTACCTTCTCCTGTGTTCAGTTTGATTGCATCAAAAAGGAACTCATCAGGAATTTCGGAAAGTTTTGATCCAGAACCAATTCTTTCTGCTGCATCTTCAACGGTGAAGATTGCGTTATATCCAATTGGAATCTTGTAAGCAATTGCTGATCCGTCTTGCTGCATAGAGCCAAGATAAGTTGAATCAAGTGCAGTCGGCTTTGGCATTCCTTTCGGAACTTTCGGGAAACTGGTAGCGGCTTTAACGTCAAGCCCCTTGTTGAAAACCTGTCCGATTTCTCCACTAACTTTCTCGGGGAGTGAATCTTTCGTAGAAATCAAAATCTGAGCATTCTTGCTTACGGCATTAACGTCACCTTGAGCAACGAGAAGTTTGTGATTTATTAAAAGATTCGTTAAATGTTCGACACGAGCATCATTCAGTTCGCCCTCAAGTACGAGGGCAGTCACTGGATCAGCACCATTAGGAAGACTTACAAACGCTTTTTGTGCTTTAGCAAGCCGTTCTGAACTTGCTGCAATTCGTGCGTCCATGATGTCATTGTCGATACCTTCACCAACTTTTCCCGTCGAAATTCCATCATCGAGATTATCTAACGTTGATTTAAGTTCTTTCAACGTTGTATTTTTGCCATACCTGTTGACAACGGCGGATCGAGCAAGAATTTTTGCTGCCGTGAGATCATCGACAGCACCGGTTGCTATGATGAGTGCTTTGCGTTGCTCTTCTGGTGATAGATCGGCAAAGTTTTCTGGAAGTTCTTCGATTGCATTTGGTAAATCTGTTGTGTATTTACCTTTGCTGTCTTGACGATCAATGATGCTTTTAAGACTGTTCCCAAGTTTTGAGTCTTCCGCATCAACAAGTTTTTTATGATCATATCCTTCGATTTCTTGACCGAAGAATGTTTGAATTGCAGAAGCATTTTTGTTGTCGGAAATAACAATCTTGTCAACTTCGGCTACATCAACATCTTTCTTTTTGAGGCCATCAAGGGCTTCAGTGCGTTTGAGTTCGTAGTATTCCTTCATACCAGCAATGTTGGCAAGATATTCAACGTCACCCGCTGTAACTGGCTGACCTTCTTGTTGCTTCTGCTCAAGGTAACTTACGTTGAAACCGTACTGCTCATCCATGAAGTAGATGAGTCCATCAAAGTGTTTATTGACATCTTCTTCGGTCTGGAACCAAGAAATGTCACCTTCTGGTGGTGATGGCGACTCGGCAAGGTTGGTAAAACCTTGATTCTTCGTCGTTTCATACCACTCTTTGTCGTCAAGCCAATCTTGATACGATTCTTTCGTATTCGGCATTACGGGTGGTGTTTGATCAAGGTATTCATCCCATGCATTCACAGCATCCGGGGTGTCGGCAACGTCAGCAATGTCCGTATCGTCCGCCTTGACCGATTCTTTTTCCGATTCAGTGATCTTTTTGTCTAGTCCTTCACTGAGGCGTTTTTTGTATTCAAGTTCAGTGATGGCATCAAAAATCTCATCCATCTTTTTTTCAAATTCTTCGGCTTCTCCGTCTTCGGCAAGTTTTTGAGCATCAAGTTTGTCTTTTTCAATTCCTTCTTCAAGTTTTGAAATTTCTTGATTTAGAATCGACTTGCTGTCTTTTGCAGCAAGAACATCGTCTTTTACGGAACCTTGATACTTTTCCTTTGCTGCATCAATGCGATCTTGAATGTCTTCTTCGCCGTCTTTTGCAAACATAGAACTAGCAGTATTTTTTGCATAGTTCTCATGCCAATCAACTTCCGACTTAACAAGTTGCTTAGCATCTTCTGTTGCCAGTTCTTTTTTAGGGGGGCTGGAAGCAGAACCATTTGGTTTAATTTTGGGTTCTTCTGTCGCTGATTTTGGTGGGGCGGCAGGAACGTAAGTTGAAGGTGGGGCGGCAGGAACGTAAGTTGACTCTGGAGTGAGGTCTGGAGTTTCGCCGTCATCTGGAACCAGATCAACGGTTGGATCAAGGTCAATAGTCTCTTTTTCCTTGATATCTTTTTTGCCTACAACAAGACCTTCGATGTCTGTGCCTTCAATAATTGCTTTACGACGCTTTGGCTGAATGTAATTAAATCGTTCAAACGGATCAAGGTCATCGCCTGCTTTGTCGGCAACCCACATTGCAGCAAAGTTTTTACGTTCAGTTCGAAGAAGACCCAAAAGTTTTTGATTCTTGGGCGTTTTATCATTTTCATCAGCAATCAACTTGTCGATAGCAGTAAGCATTTCTTCGCTGCTGTCAAACTTTTTATCTCCAAGACGAGCATCCCAGAACTGAAGAACTTCTTCACGCTGCTGACTAAACTCACTAATAAATTTCTCATTAGTGCCCGGACCGTTGTATTTATCCAGCATTTCCGGTGACAAGTCATCTGGAAGAAAAAGACCAGTCTTTGACTTGGTGAGTTCAAGTTTGCCGTCAAGTTTTTCTAAGTCAGCAATTTCTTTTGCTGCCTCGTCTGGAATTTTGTCAACGGCATTTTCAACATCAAGGACAATCTCATCCTTGTCGGCTTTCGGGTCTGGAAGGTCAATGATCGAACCATTAGGACCAAAAGCAAATACGGCCTCTTCGTCACCAGCGAGGAAACGTTCTTTATCGACAAGACGGAACTTTCCATTCTCCGTCTTTACGACATAGATTTCTTTACCCCTATCAAGTGCAGTGTTGTAACCCCACTGCTTTGCAGACTCCTCGTTTTTGAAAACATTCCCATACTGCTTACCGGGAAGTTTCTTAGGCTTCTTGCCCTTGTTCTTTTCGTTCTTTTGCGCGGCAACATCAATTGCTGCCTCGGCGGCTGCTGCTGGACCAGAAGGCTTCTTCGGCTTCTTCGGTTTACCAGTGGCAGGAATCTTTGTGGTCTCCGGTGTGGGGAGATTTCCTTCAGTTAGACCGTTTTCATCATCACCGGGTTTGATGATCTTCCCCGGCTTGTTCTTGATCTTCCGACCATCCCACTTCCAATATTCAGGAATGGACGGGTACTGAGCCGGACCACCAAATGACTGAACCGGTTCCTTCGAATCAACAAACTCGCGATAACGCTTCCACTCGTCGTCAGTAATTCCCTCTGGACGTTCAGTCCGGCGTTTCTTTTTTTCTTCTGCAAACGCTTCCGCCATGGTGGTGATCCCAGCAGGCTTCTTAGCCGGAACCTTTGAAGGCATTTCGAAATCAGGGAGGTCTTCATCAGCAACGGGCTTAATGGCCTCTGGGGTGTCTGCATCCGGCTTTTTGCCTCCACCCGTGGGAGCCTTTGGCTTCTTCGGAGTTTCAGGCTTTTCGGGAACGTTCTGACGCTCAGGTTTATCCGCATCCACCCATTCATCAAATGGAAGAAGATCGTTAGGAAGACCCTTCCCGCCATCCTTCATGTTGTCTCGGAACGATTCCTTCAGGTAATCGTCATAAGCCTTGCGGTCTTCATCAGAAGCATCGCCGGGAACTGTGGCTCGTAACTTCTTAACCTCTTTGCGTCCAGCGAGGATGCCAAGCGAGTCCTTGGGGGCTTTGTCTGGGGTCTTGTCCTTCTGCTTCTTCTTTTTAAGGGCGAGTGCTTCTTTCAGGGCTTCTTCAATCTCGTCCTCAGTTGCAACGACATCAGCAGCCTCAGTAAGTTTTCGACCCAGAAGACTACGCTTCTTGCCGTTCTTTTTATCCTTGAGTGCTTCTTCAAGTTCCTCAACGGTGGCAAGTTCATCAGCAGTGCCAACAAGTTTCTTGCCAAGACCACCCAAAATGGTGCGCTTTTCTTTTTTGCGCTTCGCTTTCGGTGCTTTCGGCTTTGGTGGCTTGCCTCCATCGCCAATGGCTACACGCTCAACAGCAGCACCCAACTTTGCTAGGTTCGCCCGAAGCGGCCCGAGATTACAAGTGGTCCCCATGGAGTTCGTCCACTTGCCAGCACGACGAGTTCCCGGTGGGCAGCGGAATTTACGAACACGCTTGCCTAACTTCTCCACGTCTACTTGCTCAACAAGGACGCGGCCAGCCTTGATGTCCATGGTCATCTGACTGACCATTTTGGCGGACTCGTATCGGAGTGCCTTGTATTCGACTTCAGACTTGTTCATTTAAACCACCGGGGAATGCGTTCTGGTAAGAGAGTATCAAAAACTCACTGGGCGACTGGCTTCACTTGCCCATTTACTTGTTCAACGAAAGACCAAGGTTTGAAGTTCTTGGGACGAGCAGGTGCTTCCTGAGCCATAAACATTTCGAAAATCCAACGACGAACAGTTCTTGTTGATCCATCTTCTCGTTGAATCTGAATCAATTCGGTAGCGTCACCCTTAATGTTCGGGAAACTGTGCTGGATTGTGATTGAGTCGCTGGTCTCAGAAGCAAGTTGCTCAAGAGCGCCAGTCCAGAGAGCCTCTTTATCGTCTCTCAGTTTTTTCCAGCGAAGGGACATTTTTCGAATGCCTTCGTCCTTGACTCCACGCTTGCGGTCGATCCTAATGCTGCTAATTCCGTCTGGCATGGCAATAACCACAGAAGCAACACCCGTTCTGAGCAGGTCAACGTCATCGTAACCAATTTTGTTGAAGTCATTTACACTCACGACGAAAGCACCGTTAAGGATGTCGTCATTTCCTCGGAGTTTCAGGAGGTTATTTTTACTTGTAACGGAATCAAGAATCGTTCCATCCCTGCGAATCAAACGAACCTTGTCTGAAGATGCCATTGGGGCAATGCTGTTCGCAATACCTGCATCAACCTGATTTTTGTTCGGTTTGCTTACGCGAGCGATGTTTGGTGCACGCTGAATATCAATTCCCTGACCCGCGCCACCACCACGAATCAACTTGCCCTTTTTGGGATCGTCTGCCTGCACAATGCTTGCAGCGGAACCCGTCGCCGCCTCAGCAGAATCAACGGCATCGGGTGTATCAAAAATGCGAAGACCGCAAGTGTTCATCAAGCGGTTTGTGAACTTCCCACCATTTTCAAAACCAGCAGGACAACGGTAAAGGTCACGAGAGCCACCAATTCGGTTCGGAAGTCCACCTCGCCTTCCGCCTCCACCGCCACCCGGAGTTAAGGTTTCTGCAATGGTGGAACGAATTGGACTTCGAATGTCACCCATATCGCCGGGAAGAGCAATGCTTACAGCAGATTGAATAACTCTGCCGGAACGAGAGCGCGAGCCAACAAGCCCAACTTTCTCTCTCATTGATGAAAGCCAAGCATCCTTTTGAAAATCAGAGTATGGATTCAGGTCGGAAATTTCTGGATCGAAAAAAGCGGCAATTGCTGCCTCAATTTCAGATTCTGAATTCGAATATTCGTTACCCATCCCTTGCATCCCTCCGATGACTTTGGGTGCTGGAACGGGTCAGTCCTCGTTCAGCAGACCTTTGATTTCCTCTTCAGCGGCGAGAAGTTCGAACTCCATCATCGCTGCGGTGATCTCGTCAATATGGGCAGACTTTTCGCCTTCCATATCCTCATCATCCCAATTTTCTGGGATGAGATTTTCGAGTTCAAGGTCTTCTGCACGCTTGACAATGTGAGCCTTTGCGGCTTCCTTGTCCTTGGCACGTCCATAAGCCTGAATGGCATTACGGAGATCGGCTTCGTCAGCGATTGGGTAAGACCCGTCAGGAAGTGCTTCTCCGGCTTCCGCCATAGACATACGGCGCTCTTCGGAGTAGGCACGCTTTTCTTCAACGTCATCTACGTCAGCGGTTTCAACGTCGTCTTCGTCTGACTTGCTGTCAATGTCATCGCCGTCTTCCCAGACGTACTGGTCGTAGCCGAGGACTTCACCGTCAGGTGAAACGAAAACGTCGTATGACTTGCCGTCAAGACCGTCGATTTCAATTGCATACACTTCACTGCCTTCAAAGGTGCTTACGGAGGTGCTTGCAGCCTTGCCTTCAATTACTCCGAGTGCTGCGGCTGTAGCGGTCTCAATGTCAACGATTTCTTCCTTGCCGAGAACCTCTTCGGAATCGACACGGAACCAACCGTCAATTTCACCGTCACCGGTTACATAAGCCTCTACGAACTGACCATCCTTGCGCTCAACGTGGAGGACGAAGATGTCGTTCTTTTCGCTGTAGCCAGAGTTGATGACCTTGCCGTTGAGTGCGTCTTCGGTGAGACCTTCAATTTCAAGGAGGTCTGGTCGGCCATCTTTGACCTGACAACCGCCAACGCAGTCATCGCAGGGGCTTGATCCGGCTGCGCTCTTTACCTCACGGCTGAAAGCACAAACGAAAGTATCGTCATCCATGTCATCAGACTTCATGCCCATGGATTCCATTCGTGCACGACGGCGCTTCTTGCGAGCCATCGCGCGTTCTGCCATGCGCTCCATTTCGGACATATCTCCACCCATTGAGCCTTCTGGGCCTTCAATGTCGTCAATCATGTCTTCATTTTCGCCAGCACCGCGAACGCCGCCTTTGATTTGAACTGCCATAGCGCCGCATTTTCCGCAGACCTTGGCTCCGGCCTTGTAGCCGCATTCGCCGCCAGTAAGACCTTTAGCGCACTTCTTGACCATACCTTCGGGGTCAATTTGTACGACTGCCTTTTCGTCCATGTTGTCCACTTCTGGCTCCTTTATCTGCATGGCATCTGTCATGCAAGCATTTGAACTCTTGCACGCCATGCAGGGTGTGGCGCGCTTTTCGCCTGACAATCCGCAATTATACTTGTTTACGGATGGCAAGGGGGGTACTGGCTTCTGTTGCTTCATTTTTCTTCTTTGCAAACTCTAGTTCAGTGGTGATGCACTTTACTGAAAGGTGCGGGTTGCGGCAAGGATGCTTTGACCCTTACAGAACATTTATGGTTCATATGGCCAGACTGTATCTGTAAACGCTCTGAAATCATCGGGATCAAGGTTGCCTTGAAGGTCCAAATACATTTCTTCTTCAAGGTATTCAAGTTTTGACTGCCTTGGGGTTTTTGGGATGTCTCTGCCGAGTGATCCCATGGCCCGCCGCCCGTAGGTTCGCTCCGTCAATTTCTGTTCATCGTAGATTCCCTCTTGAATGTCTTCCCAGAGAGCAACCGTGTCTTCGAAATCAGCACCTTCCGTCCAAAAAGGATGTTTCAGGATGTCTTCAACGCCCCTTGGGTCTTTGTATGGATTGCGTTCATCAGCATCATCGGGGAGTGCACGACTGCCCAGTTCACGGGGGCTGCGGTAGCCTCTTTCGCCGCTTGGGCGATCTTTCGGTCGTTTGCTACCACTCGGTCGTTTGCTGCCGCGTCCCATCATTGGGGGTTTGCGGTCGCCAAGACCTTTCGGCGGTTTGGGGAGTTTACTGATTGGGGTTTCGTCAGGTTCACCGGGGGCGATACTGAATTTTCCGTCATTGTCGCCATCTCTCGGAATAAATCGACCGGCACTTCGACCACGACCAATGGCATTACCGATGCTCCGACCAATTCCTTTTGTCTGAATGTTGTCAAAATTCACAACTACAGACTCAATGGCGCTCTTTGCTTCATCGACAAGATCGGAGAAATCTTTGACATGAACACCGTTTTCGGTAACTTCAACGTCAAGTCCGTAGTATTCCACAACAGGGTCAAGGGTTTCCCGAATGGCGAAAAGATTTTCAATCGGCGCTTGGATAAATCCATCCGATTTCATTTCAATGGCCTCCTCTGGGGAAAGTCCATTAATTGTTTCCTGAAGAAGCGCAATTGCTTGCCGAATCTTGCCAAGGTTGCGAGCATTAATCGAACGACCAACCTTGAAGTCAAGAATCCCTTCGACCGACTTAATCAGTGAATCAAAGTCGTCCTCGTCGTCTGACTTCTCGCCACAATCACAGTCGGACTTCATGCTCCAACCGGCTTCCGGCTCATACATTTTCCACTCGCCGTCATCGTCCATACCTTCATGGACCCAGTTCTTTTCTTCGCGAAGGTAGTCAACAAACTCCTTCTCTTCGCCCATAAATTCAGACAGAACTCTCATGGCGTAAACGAGATCGTCCTCAGTTACTTCCCCGTCACCATTGAAGTCAAGCATCTGTGACATTGCCATTTCATTAGGCATTTCTTCGTCACGTTCAGGCATGACCCATCCGCCATGACCCTTCTCTAAATCGTGAGCATCTTTCTTGCCACGATTGAGACGGTTGAGTCGTGCGTTGAATTCTGAATCAGACAGGAGTGATCCTCCGGTCACACCACGCAATTTGCGACGACAGTTCTTCATGCCGGGATGATGACAACCCTCATTCGGCCAAAGGCCAGTCGTCTCATGATGCAGCCAAGCGCAAATGTTGCTCAACGGATACAACTCTGGATGATTGGCAAGGATTACACGGCAACGGCGGAAACCACCGGGCTTACGCATAATCGGTCGCCAGTAACGCAAGAGTCGCTCAAGATTTCCACGACGAGGACCGTAACCACGGAGGACATCACCAGTGATTCGCTCCTGTGGGATTGCGTCTGGGGGGATTGGTGCTTTGAGACTCAAGCCGTCTTCGGCTGTCTTCATGCTGTCCCAGCATCCACCTTTTCCTCCACATCCGCAGCCGCAACCCGGACCCTTCATTGAGGAAGAATCCTCACCCATGCCCATGAATTCTTTGTCTCCAGCGTAGGCTTCGCCTTCGCCACCATCCATGGGTACATAAACGGTTTCAACCCGAACCATTTCGGGCTTACCGATCATGACCTGACCACGCTCAGCGTGCCATGACGCTCGCATGGTTGCCAGCCCTTCGTCCTCGTCTTTTACGTCGAATACGACAGTGTTTCCTGTCATGGTTCGAATTCGAACAGGTGCACCGAGTTCATTCGCAAGTGCTCCGGCAAGAACTGCACGACGACTCATTTCATTGTCATCGCCCATCTCTTCACTCATTGCAATGCGACCAAGTTCTTCGATTGGGTCGTCTTCTGAGGAGTCGTATTCCTCTTCTTCGTCTTTGTCGTAACCGTAGCCTTCGTAGCCGTCAGTTTTCTTCTTCATTTCCTTCTTGGCAATCGCTTCTCGGACTACATCCTTCATGTGTCCTTCGCCGCGACTCCCAACTGCCAGCCACTTGATCTGAGCGATTACGCCGGGAAGACGGAAGTCGCCCTCGTGGCGAGCGACCCATGCTTCGCGTAGTTCCAGTGCCTTGATTTGGTCTTCCGTCTCGGCGGTTCCGCCGTTTCGGTGAATTTTTGAAAGAATCTCCCATTGGTCATTCCCCCGAATGTTTCCACCTTTTGCCCAAATTTCAGGATGTTCTTCTTTGAGTTTTTGTGCCCACTCAAGATCAAACGTATCCCATTTGGATTTACGGAAACTTGTAATTCGGCTGGATTCACCATTAGCAGATTTAATTGAGATCGTTGCGGTGAGTTGATTTGCCCCATGGAGAACTGGAGAAACTTCGTATAGTTCAACTTCTTTGAGAAGGTTTGCTTGACGTTCTGGAGAGTAAATCGAATCAAGAGTCTTGTAGCCGATGCTCCATTCCTGATCCTCGCCAAAGAACATTACGGAGTTGAAAGCCTCGCGACCGCGTTCTGACTTGAGGTTGAATTGAACCTTGGCATAAACACCGCCAACGCCAGCCTCTCTCATTTTGGCTGGGAGTCTTGCGTCCTTGGGGCCAACTTCGTAGATTTCGAGAACTTTGCCGATTGGCTGGTTCCAGTCATGACCCCAAACAACACGAGGCTTGCGTCGGTTCAGAGAGTTGTTGAAAGCGCCGGAAACAACTACATCTCCAACGGAGTCTTTGTTGCCAACAGCAGCAACGAAACATTCAACGATTCCCTTCGCTTCGTCAACATTTAGTTGACCGGAAAGGGCTTTGAACTGAAGGTCTGTATCCACTTGTTTCTCCACTGGTGGCATTGATGTATACACGGTACAACACCACAAATACGGATATTAAAATGAATATCCGTAAATATGGTCAGTCAAGAGATAAACGCAATTTACAACGACAGGCAATCGACAGGTGAGGAGGAGCGAGGGGATCACCGGGGAATCTCAATACAGCCCCATCAACCTTGAACCCATCAGTCAGACCTACGGTCTTTCCCTCCAGAAGTCGATGCTCGCGTCGAACTTTCTCGTCCCTTTGGGTCCGCCACATCTTCTTTGCAGCACCAGACTGAACACCTGAAAGGTAAAGTCCGCCATTGAAGGCAGATTGAGCCTCATTTTCAGCAATCCGGCGCTTTCGTTTAGTCAAAAGAGCAACAAAGATTGCAGCAAGAGCGGCTGTAAGAAGTTTGTGACTTTCTTCTGGCCCATCGGTGGACCCAAGTGCCTGAGCAGCAAGAATTGCAGCAGCGATTTCTTCCATCGTTGTCTTGTTGATCTTCTGCATACGCTGAGTCTGGGCTTCGATGATGTCCTGATACTCCTCTTCAGTCGTATCGGTCGGCATTTCGGCCTTTTCACCAACTATCCCAGCAGCATCAGCAACAATGCCAGCAATTACTGGACGAATATCCTCAGAAAGTTGCTTGTTCCATGTCTGAATGTCGAAAAGGTTGTCTGGCTCAAGGCGACCTTCAGCAAGGGCTTTTCTTGCTTTAGCCCCCCTCGCTTTTTCCATAACGACCCGCTGCTGACGTTCCATGAATCGCTCAAGAGTTCGATCCATGATTTCCTGCCACCTGCCGGTTGCAGTGTCAGCCTTAACTTCCCATTCCTCGTCAATTTCGTTCCAACCCTTGACGAGAATATCTGTGCTGTGTGCAGAGGCTTCCTGCATCTCTGCGCCAGTTTCTTCAACAGTCGGCTGAGGAACTTCTTCTTCAGTGGCCGGAGCCTCTTCAACCTGAGCGCCACTTGCTTCACCGGCTGTCTGCATCTGTTGCTGCATCTCAGCCTGCTGCTTTGCCTGCTCTTCGGGCGAAACGTATGGCATATCTC